ATGAAACTACCAAAAGCAAGAAAGCGTGGGGAATCATACCGTATTGAGTTAATGTTTAATGGTAAACGCATCAGTGCTACACGAGATACTGAAAAGGAGTGTGAGCAATGGGCTATGCTTAAACTTCTAGAATTAAAGACTGAGCAAAATAAGAATCAGAGCGAAGTTAAGCAACACTACCCATTTTCTGCACTACTGCATAAATACTATGAAGAGATAGGCAGGCATAAGAAATCCAGCAGAACTATTAGAATTTCAATCAAGCAGTTTATTGACAGCTATCCGGTTATTTCGCAAATGTCTGTTCACGATATTACACCTCAGATATTGACGGACTGGCGCAACTCAAGATTAAAAAGTGTCAGTATTGGTACTGTACTCCGTGACATATCTTTATTCTCAGCAATTTTTACCTATGCACAGAAAGAACTTTTTCTCATTGAAAGTAATCCGTTTTCTATGGTGAGCAAACCATCTCAGCCAAAATCAAGAAATCGACGTATAAGTGATGCTGAAATTGATCTGGTACTAAAAGCCCATAATTATGAGAGAGGACAAGTACCAACAGAGATACAGCATTTTATAGCTTGGGCTTTTCTTTTTGCGATTGAGACAACAATGCGACAAGGGGAGATACTTTCCATTAAAAGGTCGAATATCCATAAAGACTATATTCACTTGCCTGACACCAAGAATGGTCATTCGCGTGATGTACCATTAATGGATAGTGCAAAAGAACTATTAAAACTCATACCTGATAACGGATCTGATAATTTGCTTGAGATAAGCAGTAGCACTTTTCAGAATACGTTCAGTAAGAGGGTAAAGAAAGCAAATATCAAAGAATTGCATTTCCATGATACCCGGCATGAAGGAATTACAAGACTGGTTAAATTAAGAAAGGTACCAATTGAGATTCTAATGAAAATTACTGGTCATAAGACTGCAGGGATTTTGATTAATACTTATTATAATCCTACAGCAAGCGAAATAAGTGAAATGCTGAACGGGTCTAATTGACCCGTTTTGCTCCGCGTTTATTTTTCTGAGGCTTTGATAAAATCATCATAGCTGTCTTGGTTTCGTAAAGATGCTTACCATCAGTACCTTGATTGTAGCCCTCAAGCTTTTTAATGATAGTTGTTTTGGTTAAACCGTATTTTTCAACCAGCCAAGATACCGGAACCAAAGCTGGCAATTCTTCCATCTTAAGTTGAACAATTTTCCCACCAAAGATGTTTTGACCAAGATAAAGCTGAGGCTCTACATCAGCCTCAACAGTAATGGTGTACTTAAGAGCTCCCATCACGCCACCTTTTCTAAATTCACATCTAACGGACTAACCAGGTGAACCTGGTATTCCTCATAAAGCACCTGGCAATTTCGATTACCAGTTAAGTCTTTTGCAACCAGCACATAATCCAGTTTTGTGCCTTTGCCTTTAAAAGTTGCACCACCATCAGCAAGGTCTTTCTTTACGTAGCCCAATTTTTCGAGCCATAATTTAAAGCCAGCTACATGTTTGTTTTTGATACGGAAGATCATCGATACCCCCAACTATTCACAAAATCCTGAATACAATCTTCAATACCAAAAAGATTGATGTTCTTGTATGTCTTAACCCGGCCATTGTGCTGCACAAGCAGCACACGGGTGATGGATGAATATTGGTAGCTCATTAAGGCTCACCAATTGCCGCAGTAAAAGGATCCAATTCAAGTCGACGCTTCTCAACCAGTTCCATTAATCTTGGTTGAATTTCCAGATCACATGCCGATACATCGATTTCTAGGGCATCCAACTCAGTCAGGTCTTCAGCTTTCTGAATACGAACTGCGAGTGATGATTGAGCCTTAGGGGGATTAAGCTCGACCAGGCGTTTATTGATTGCATTAATTAATGGCTTGCGCTGTTCTTCGGTCCAGTGCTTGGTGTACTTGATTTGAGTATTGGCTTCTATTGGTGTAGCTGCATTGGCAACATTTCCAAGTAATTCATTTAGTAACACCTGGTGAATATTGTCTACATCGGCCTGAACTGGCGGTTCCAGATGCTCATCTTTTTGGGATTGAATGAGACTTTCAGCCTCTTGTTGCAGTCGCTTAAGTTCATCAACGCTTAAATCATTAACCAGTTCAACCTTAGGCGTGTATTGCTCAGGGTCAAGTTCAAGTAATTTATCTTCAGTCAGCTTGCACAAGTGTTGTTGATCTTCACGCTCCAGATGGCCATTAGCCATAAAGACATGGCGTAGAGCCAAAACATCCCGTGTTGTTGTGCATTCATCAATTTGAGCCGTAAACTTCTCAACCAATTTCACCACATCAGTTTCAACAAATTCTTCTGTTAAATTTTCTTCTACTGCAGTAACTGGACCTGGCTCGGTAATCTGAATATTAGACTGGCTTTCAAATGTCTTTTCTTCTACATCATTTGATGTTGAGTTTTGGTCATTTGCAGCTGGTTCTTCTGTTTTACGGCTACGACGTTTTTTGGTTTTACCTGTATTGTCAATTGTTGGTGGATAAAAGATGTTCCGTCCAAACAGCTCGCCAATTGCCTGCAGCTGTAGTTCTGCATTTCCTTTATCTGCCTGGGCGAAACCATTACGCACAGATGCGAAGTATTCCATGCACTGTTTGCTGTATTTAACCTGGGAAATATGGTCGGGATAGACAATGAATATTTCCTGACCTTCCGCTACATCATCAGGAGTTAAAGGCTTGGTGAATGTAATACCAGCCAACTCCATGGTTTCAACTTTGATGCAAAACTCATAACCAGGTTTAGCAAAGATGTTGGCAGGGAACTGATCGATATCAGTGAATTCGATCAATTCACCAATAGCGCGGCACATGATATTCCGACCCGCCATCATTGCTGCAAAAGCTTCATTACTATTTAAGATATTCATGCTGACCATCCCTCCATATCTGATTTAGCCTGGCAGGCATTTAAAATTTGTTGTTCGTACTTTGTGCCTTTGAAGTAGGTAGCAGGACGATTAAGATCATTAATCTGGTTGGCATTTTGAATGTCTTTTAACGCAGCCTGATAATCATTTTCTAAACGTGCTTCATTCTCGGCATGTAGTTGCTGTTCATTAGCTTGTTGTGCTTGTTGAGTACGTTGAATGATTGAGTGAATACCAGCACATGTCTCATCAAACTTCTGCTGTTGAACATCGTGAAGGCTATTTAGTCCACGTTTGGCACAATACTTTTCAATATCAATCCCAGCTTGTTGCATAAGTGCTTCAAGTTCTAAGAATTGATTACCATTGATACATGCATCAGCAGATCCAGAGCTAAGCCATTGTTTGAGCAATATGCCAGCCTGTTCAGAAAGAACCATAGGCTCACTAAAAATGCGGGTACGATCCTTTGTTCTAACCGCATAGTTGTCATGGGTTAGATCCAGAACGGTAGTGAATTCATATTCAATTCCATCGCGCTGTTCAGCTTTCATGCCCACTTTTTCGACTTTCTTTTTACCGTTGCCTGCATCAACCTGAACGGTATCCATTTTGCTGCGCATGGTCACAATGATATTGATGCTGGACTGAAGCATTGCATCGATAAACTTGCGATGACGTGGTGTAACCTGACTCCATGCACCCCAGCTATTACCTTTGAAAGTGGTACCGGAAAGTTTGTCGACAATCTCCAAACAGCCGCCAACGCCAGACCATTCATGAGTAATACTGTCCAGGATTAAGGTATCAAAACCTGCTTTCTCAGCAGCATGAATAGCATCAATAAATTTTTCAGGCGTGTAGGGCGGTTGAATGTTGGCATGTTCAAATTCAACAACATCTTCATACAGCTCAGCACTACTGTTTTCTGTATCAGCTACAGCAATTCGTCCCCCAATTCCTTTAGCTAAAAGGAGTGCACCTAAGGTTTTACCTGAACCGGTAGGACCGGCAAGGGCAAGGCGTAATTTCGCGTTTTTGCGTTCAGCTTTCTTAAAAAATACAGTCATGATAATTCCCCTTAAGCCCCAACCCAGCCCATACGTTTTTTGTACGCACGACGTTCACGCAATGGAATATGTGAACTCTGCAAACCCATGGCCAAAGCCTTACGACGTTGGAAAGCACGTTCACGGTCAAAGTTTTGACGGATCCAAGGCTTGGCAACTTGTTCTTCAAGAGTGACTTTTTGAAGCTCACCGGTTTTACGATCTTCAGCGAAGATGTCTTTACCTTGTTCAACATAAACAGTGTGGCCAAGACGCATGGACATGTTGTTTTGTTCAAAGCCGCCCAGGTATTCAGAGAATTTTTGAGTAGAAGTAGTCATTTGCTTACCTCCATCTGAAACTTAACCGCCTGCAAGGTCTGACGATCCACATCATCTGAACAACTGCGGACCATGAAAGGTGTTGCTAAAATTGGCGAACTAAAAACCACTACTGCAATCGCATCACGCATAAAAGCTTTGAACTTGTTCCAGCGATTTGCCCGAGCAATCTGCTCACTAGAAGGCGGCTGCTGGTAAAGAATCCCGGTTTGCGGGATATGGCCAAACTCTGGGGTTTGACTATGGGAAGGTGTTTGGTTCATACTTATCTCACTCTTTGAGTAAAAGTCCCTCTGCCTGCAAGTGTTGGGACTTTTTTGTTATCTGGTGATATAAATATTACCTAAAAGGTAATTTATTGCAATAGGTAAATTATCTTTTTATTATCTTTAAGGTGTTTTTGTTTTATAGTAGACAAAAGAAAACCCACATATAGTGGGTTCGAGATAGGTATTGCTTTGTCATTACAGATCCCGTCTTCGTATGAGATCTTGAGTAAAGAATAACCATTTAATATTTCAGAAATAAGAAACCCACCGAAGTTGGCTTATGTAGATAGGCTTAACTTTGGCATTCAATATTATCTTTTTTCTTGTAGTAGTCCAAAGCTATGTCCAGATCCTTCAATAGTTGTGCTCGCGTATATTCAGTGGGTGACAACTTAAGTAAGGCCGGCATGTAATTGGTTTTGTATTCAGTAGGGTAGTCCTTACAGAGTATTTGAGTTCTTTCCGCTTGTGGGGTTTCAGCATTATCCAGCTTGTCCAAGTAGGTATTTATAATTGCATCTGACTTCTCAAATTCGGCTTTTGCTACAAGATTAGTTTTACCCGTAGCAGCTGTAGTTACTTCCTCTGGTTGTTTTTGGCAGCCTATGAGGGCTAAGGAAAAGAGTAGGGGAATAAGAGTAGTGATTTGTTTCATTAAGTTATTCTTTTATTATTTACATATATATTCAATTGATGTGTTTAAAAAAAACACTTTTAGATTTACCACTATACAATTATAAGCTGTATTAGGTTAATATTAAATCACCTTTATCGGGTGGTTTATCTTTTTTTTGGATGTGAAAATGGCTTTTAAATCACTGACTGCTATAGATTTATTTTGTGGAGCTGGAGGGTTGACTGAAGGCTTGAAGCAGGCAGGATTTAATGTATTGGCGGGTATTGAGCTGAATAAAGTAGCTGCTCAAACATACCGACTAAATCACAGTGATAGTATATGCTTTGAGTCAGATATACGTGAGCTTAGTGCCGAAAAAATTTTAAAAGATTTAAATATTAAAAAAGGTGACTTAGACTTACTTGCAGGTTGTCCACCGTGTCAAGGATTTTCCACACTTAGAACACGAAAAAAAATGTTAGCTCAAGAAGATGTTAGAAATGAGCTTATTTTTGAATTTTTAAGACTTATAGAAGGACTTAAACCTAAAGCTATTATGCTTGAAAATGTTCCAGCCTTAGTGAACGATTATCGAATGGAGTTTTTCCTTAAAAAATTATCTTCTTTAGGATACATCGTAAATGATAAAACTGTTCAAGTAGAAAATGCGGCAGATTATGGTGTTCCACAACGCAGAAAAAGAATGATTGTGAAATCATCAAGAATTACAGAAATAGAACAGACCCCCTTATCAGATAAAAAAGTTACATTAAGAGAATGCTTTACTAGAGCAAATTTAGGTACAGCAGGGCTATCAGGTGATTGGCTTCATGATTATCCTCAAAAGAGAACAAAAAAAGTAATGGAATTAATCGCTGCTATACCTAAAGATGGGGGAAGTAGAAAGGAGTTACCAGATCACTTGATCCTCGAATGCCATAAAAAAAAGCCAAATCAATTTGCTGACGTGTATGGTCGAATGAAATGGGACGATGTTTCTCCAACAATTACTGGTGGCTGTTCTTCACCTTCAAAGGGGCGGTTTTTGCACCCTGAAGAGGATAGATGTATTACTTTAAGAGAGGCTTCCCTTTTGCAAACCTTTCCTAAAGATTATAAATTTCCAAATGTGTCACAAGGAGCAATTGCCTTAATGATTGGTAATGCTCTTCCACCAGAATTTATTAGACAGCATGCAATTTCTATTAAAAACTCATTAGAGAAGATAACAACTTAACTTGTTATCTTCTCTAAAATAGATTGTCTAATTTCTTCTAGTTCTGAATTATTTTGAGGTATAGTCTTAAGCGAGAGCAGCTGGGTAAAATAAATCATATCACTATCTAGTGTAGATAATGGCAACGTCTTAATTGCTAATTCTCTAAATTTAAGTTTTGGATCATGTACAGTAGTATCAATTTGTTCTTTATGATCGGAAATCATTTTTTCCCAAATCAAACTTTCTGGATTTCCATTAGTAGGTAAAAAAATAACCTGACTTTTTAACCATTTGATAACTTTCATGTTAAGTTCGATCTTGTCTTGTTGAGACATATTACTATTTTGTGGAATCTCTAATTTTCCATCACAAAATTTATTAATATCATGTGAAAGTTGGAGTTTATCTTTTTCTGTTAAATCCGCTAAATCTGGTAAGGTATTACGCCGTTGATCCCCATCAAGATAAAGAAATACTTGATAATTTTCTGCAAGAGCATATACAACTGCAAAATTATTAAGGATATCAAATGCTCCACCTTTATAAAATTCAACTTCAAAAAGACTTTTTTGAGCTGCTGTAAATTCATTTGTAGCGTATTCAATTAAAGATTTGGCAAGTTTATCTTCAACAATAAATCTAATTTTATTGTTAGTAATATGCCCTAAATGAAAAAAAGCCTCTTCAGCATTACAGCCTTTATCATTAATTTCAATTTTCTTACTTGAAGGATTTAAATGTAATGTTTTGATTGATTTATTAGGTAATCCTTCAATAAATGTTGGAGAGTGAGTAGCTATTACAATTTGGAGTTGTTTAAGTTTACATTGTTCGAGCAAAAAATTTTTTAAGCGTGTTTGAGCTCCAGGATGTAAAGATACTTCGGGTTCATCTAATAAAATTAGACTTTTTGGATCAGCTTTCAAGATTTCATGAACAATTTTTATAACCGCAAACTCTCCACTTCCTGCAAAAGCTTCGGTATATTCGACTTCATCTTTTTTAATTTTACAAGTTATACCTGTGCAATTAAAAAAGGTATGCTCAACAATTTGAATATTTGTATAGTTGGATTGAAGAATTTCAGAAATATATTTTAAAGCTATATTATTAACATTATAATTTGAGATAACTTTTTGTTTATTTCGGAAAGTATATTCTTGTAAGTTTTGAACAATAACTTTATTTAAATATTTTGAATATCTACGTATATGTTTTTTTCTAGAAGCTGTTTGACTGTATTTTTCAACAGTGTCTCCATAATAAAAAAACTTATCAAAAGCACTAATAGTTTCTCTAAATGTAAGATAGGAAACTTTTTTGTCGATTTGTGGCCATCTAGTAGTTACCCCCCATTTCTTCTTAGAAGATGGATCATCAGGTAGTTTATCCATGCCTAAACCTGTAAGAGGTCTAGCCTTTTCCCAATAATCGGGGTTTCCGTCTCTTTTATATTTTGCAACTAAAACTTGAGCTTCTTGAATTTCTTTACCTGATTTTAAATTGTGTGCATACCAAAACTGAGGAACTGGATCGTGAGAAATAGCATCTACGTCTGTAGAAAACCATCGATTACTAATAATTTTATCTGGACAACAAGATTCAAGCGCTTTTAGTATTGAACTTTTATTGGTTCCATTTCCACCAACAAGTACAGTAATAGGAAAATCTAATGTCAATCTAGTTTTTTCTTGAAAATTTTTAAAGTTGGAGAATTCAATAAATTTAATATATGGTTCAAAAACGCCTTGGGAAAACATTTGTGAAATATCTTTAATATTACTACTATCCAAAACTAACCCCTGAAATTTTCAATTAAATTAATGTTAAATATATTTTATATTTAAATGATTAATTTTAATAATTTTATTTGAAAATTTAAAGTGAAATTTAGAAATTTTAAAAATTTATCTTAGCTATTCTAAATAATTAAAACCCATTAAGAATGAATTTTTTAAATGTTTTCCCTGTTATACAATTTAAAATAAGGTTCTTTAAAGGGTGAATTTTCCTTACTTTTTACCGCCCCTATACAACCCATAAACTTTACCGATCCAATTTCTATTCAACTAAATAAAAAGCTGAATACGCCTAAACTTCTTATTCGCTTCAATTTCTATTTTATAAAATTTGTCTCTATCAGCTGCTTCTATAAATTTAGTAAACGTACTTGATTCAAGAAGTCGGTAGAGAAACCTTTCACCGGTTTTAAGCACCACTGTTAATAAGTAGTGCTGATAAAGCACATGGCTGATCTTGCGGGAATTTATTTCAATTGTTTGCATTCATAACGCCCCAAGTCACCGGTAACTTACTTTTTAAACATCCCGATACAACCCAACAACCTTACCCACCAACTTACATCCATCCATTAATGGAATGGTTTGTTCTGGCCAATTTGGATTAAGTGGTTGTAAATACATATTGCCGCTTTCAACAATTAGTTTCTTGAACGTAGCTTCAGCATCACCTTCACATGACACAATCACCAGATCGCCAGTTTTCAACTCACTTGGTTGAAAGTCTGGATTCACATATATTTTGTCACTTGGGCGGAAGTCTGGAAGCATTGATTCACCAACAACTTCTAAACCATAGCCATTTTTGCCACATTTAGGATTTGGTGGTAACCATTCATCAAATTGTGTTCCAGCTGGAACAGCATCTACAGTAGTCCATGAACCAGCTTGTACCCAGGAAATGACAGGAACGAGTCGACCAGCAATAGGAAAGGGTGCAGTGACGTTTGGTTCAATTTTTTGGACTTCTGCCTCATGTGGAATATCCAACCAGCCATGGGGCTTGCCAAAAGCTTCTTCAATTTCACGAGCAACTTTATTTCCAATTCCTTTGATTGGATTGGTACCAGCAAACTGACTTGTTTGTGATTGTCCTTTTCCAATTTTTTCAGCAAAACTGGATACTCCACCAACTTGATCAACAAGTAAGCGCGTATTTTTATATCTGATTGATTTGCTGTCCATATTTTTCCTAATTCTTTGTGACAAGTCACATTTATCAATTGTAGTTTTATCACCAAAAAGGTAAACAAGAAAAAAGGTTGTATTTACATTACCTAAAAGGTAATATTTAGATTGATACGAGAGGATCAATCTATGAATTTTCGAGATTTCATACTTAATCAAAGTCCTGAGGACTTAGCAAAATATGCAAAAAATGCTGGTACCACAGTGGGATATTTAAAGTCTCATTTGTTGTACGGTTATAAAGAACCAAGAAAAAATCTTAGAAAAGCTTTGGCATCTGCAAGTGATGGACAAGTTTCTGAAATGGAAGTTTTGCAGCATTTTGGGTTATATCCTGCTCAGCAAGGTAATAACCATAATGGTAATAAGGCAGCTGTTTAATAAATACGTTCGAAGGAATTTCACATGAACATTATCGATGCTGCATATAACACGGTTCATGACTATCCAGGCGGTTCAAGTGCTTTAGCAACCCGTATGGGAATTAAAAGTCCGGCTGTACTCAACAGCAAAGTGAATCCAAATACAGAGACTCACCACTTAACACTTGCTGAAGCATCAAAGCTTATGGCCTTAACTGGTGACTATCGAATCTTGCAGGCATTAGCTGCTGAACACGACAAGATAGCAATCGATCTGCCAGATATTCCTGAATGTCGTGATATGGCGCTTACCGACACAATCTTATGTATTGGCACGAAAGGTGGGGATGTGATGAGTAAGTTTCGCGAAATGATGGCAGATGGCCGTATTACATCAGGTGAGGCTAAAGACATGTCGAAGATCATTCACCAGATGCATATCAAATTAGGGCAGCTTGATGCAGAGATTCAAGCATGTATCGAAAACCCACAAAAAGAAAAAGCCTAACGGGAAAGGTCAGGCTTTTCAGTGTGTTCACAAGTCTATGAAGGAAAAATGAACATGGAATCAAATTTAACACAACATCTATGTGCTGGTAAATGCACTGACTACAAAGAAGAACAGTGTAATACCTGCTTAGTCCAGCAAATTGAAAAACGGGAATTCAATTTAGGACTGGCACCGGATGATGCCTACGTGCAATACGATTTTATTAAAGGGGATGTGGTGGTGTATTCACATCGAATTGCAGATAACAGCCTGGAAACCGTAGAGGATTTTGTCCTAGATGAATACTACAGATTGGACGGTGGGCAGATTATTCACAAAGATGACATTCAGCTCGCATCACCAGCTGAACTCAAGGCCAAACGCCGTCTGGATCAACCCATTGCATTATTTGTCTCGGAGTGATCCATGAATAGACAGTTCCAGAAACAACCGGATTTTAAGCAACAGCAGGGCATTCAATCATTTTATGAACCTGCTTTACGTGTGCTGAATGAAATCCATGAACAAAAGAAATTAAGCCTTCGCAAAAAGGGCTATGACGAAAACAACGCCGCCGTTACCAAAATTGAATTATCCCAGTTAATGGCCCGGAGATTTCGCATCACAATTTTTCTGGCTGATCAGATCATATCAAGCCTGGTGAAGTCGAATTCAGTTGAATCATTTGGTGGATACGTGAAGCCAAAAGCAGTTGAGGTTTAAATATGAGCTTAGATGCCAGCAAATGGGCATGGAGTGTAGAAGTACCCACTAAAAAAGGTGGGGCTTTGAAACCGCTCAAGAAATTAGTGCTGCTATCACTTGCGGACCGGGCTGGTGAAGATCACTGTGCTTATCCAAGCATGTCTAGATTGGTGGATGATACAGAAATGGACCGCAAAACGGTTTTAAAGATCATCGATGAGCTGATTGAAGATGGATTAATTGCAGATACTGGTGAGCGAAAAGGGAAAACCAAACAGGTCAAAGTGTATCAATTGGTTGGGGTAAATGGCCGTGAAACAGTACCAACAATGGAACCCTTAAAAGATCAAAAAGCCGATTTAAAGAGTACCAACAATGGAACAGTACCAACAACGGAACAGTTCCAACAATTCCATGAAAGGGTCCCAACAATTCCGTTAAAGGGTCCCAACGTTGGGACACGGAATCTATCAAAGAACCTACCAGAAGAATCTAAAAATAAAAAAGACTGGTTTTGTTTTAAAAAACTTTGTGAAGAAATTTATCTGGCTGATGACAGCATCGATTTTGAATCCATCATGAATTCGAAATGGGCGGAACGTGAAAAACGAGCATTCGAGAATTACAACGCTGAAAAACCCATGAGTGATGATCTGATGATTTATCACTTTGCTGACTGGTTGATTAACGCCTACAGAACCAAGTATTCGAATACTCAAAATCCAACTTCTGGAAAACCTGCAGGTACCGGCGGTAAATCTCAGCAGCTTTCTGAAAAACAGATTCAAACCTTTGCTCAGAAACTTTCACAACATCCTGAGTTCTCAAGCAAGTTCTCTGAACCGGGTGAGTCCTATGAAAAACTCGCTGCTCGTATTGCCGTGAAACTTGAAGATCCAGCACAAGCCAAAAAATGGGAACCGTATTTGAAACAGGTTGGGTTCAATGGATCACTCCCGGGAGCTGCAGCATGACGGATGCAGAGCGCACCTACACAAACCTGATGATCTTCAAAACCATGGCGTCAACCAAAGGCCGTATCTCTGTTAAGCAAATACATGCAGCGATAGAGCCAAACATGGGGATTTCAATTCGCAGCCTGCAGCGTTATCTCAATGGCCTGGTTCACTGGGGATTGGTGGCAAAGGATGGTGAAACACCACAGGGATTTACTCTAACTGATCACGCAAAACAGCTTTTTGCAGAGTTGGCCAGTGGGACAGATGCATGACCAGCTACTCAATTGCTGAATACAAGAAAATGATTGGGGTACCTAAACCTAAACGAGGCTCTAAGCATCCTAAGGTCAAGGGTGAGAAAGTACCGAATGAGTTTGAAGCAAAGTTGGCCAGAGAGTTAAGGGCCTTAAAAATCAACTTTGAACAGGAATATCAGTTTCATCCAAAACGGAAATGGAGAGCTGATTTTCACCTGATAGGTAAAAAGATATTGGTTGAAGTTGAGGGTGGGATCTGGAGTGGTGGTAGGCATACGAGAGGTAAGGGATACATTGGGGATATGGAGAAATACAACGCTGCAGTAATGATGGGTTACCAGGTAATACGGTTTAGTACAGAGCAAGTGAAGTCAGGTTTAGCGGTTCAGCAAATAGAGAAGATGGTTGGGGATTTATAACGATGAGTACTGCAGTAGCAAAGCAACATATTTTACAGTCGGTGGATTGGTCACGTTTTGATTTAGAAGGCTGGTTACAGCAGTTTGGGGCATGGTTATATACGAACACAAGTTCAAGCGGTCGCACTGTGAATCCTATCGCCGTGGCTATGGACAATGCTGTGAAGGTGAAGAAATCTAAAAAGCTTAATACCGATCAGCAGCTGCAAATTATTGCGGATTATCTTACAGGTGACTATTTACCGCCTAAACCACGTAAAACGAAAATGACCTGTGAAATTGATGATAACGAAGCTCGGGCAGTCCAGCGTCTGGTCCTGGATCTGCAGGGGCAATCAGAAGTACTGGATGATTGGATGGATGCCATCATTAGCCGTTATTTTTACAGCTGCTCATGGTCGGAGATGGTGACAGATGAACGCAGTCAGTTAGATGCCCGGATGGATGTGAAGTGTGGGTTGGCTGCGTTGCATAGTCGGTATGGGTTTATTGAATACATTTAAGTTTTAAAACAGTCTGTTTTAAAATGCCAATATCATCATAAGCAGGATTTATTTTTGTTTAGTATATGATTTATTTCATAAAACTTTAATTTGAGTATTTTAAAATGGTTTATTTAAAGATTCATAAAAGATGGGTGAAGTCATGAATAAACTAATTTTAATAGGTTTAGCTTTATGTGGTGTTGTGCATACTAGCCATGCAGACACCCTAATACCGAGAAGCGTATCTGGCGATAAAGGTCAATACTATTTGCTCGCATCAATGCGTAATGGAAATATTGTGACTGCTATTCATAAACGTGTAGGACCAAATGATACTTATTACACCAAGACAGAAACGAACTGCACAAAAATGAAAATGCGCGAAATTGGCGGAAGTGATGTTTCAGTTAAATATATAAAGCCAAATTCTACAAAATGGTTTGATTTGGTTCCAGGTTCGAGCAAAAGTGATTTAGCTAATTTTGTTTGTAAAAAACGCTAAGAAAAATCTGGGTTTTCACTTTGTGCGATGAAAATTCAAATAAAGCAAAATGTATAAGCTTTGAATGAAACTTTTTATTCCTTAAATGTCTCATTCAAAGCCTGTTGCACTGCATCTACACGTGACTTACAGGCTTTGTAGGCGGACATAGACTCTTCAACGATTTTCATTAAATTATCAATATCAGGTTCTTCTTGCGACTCAAGCAATTCAGCATTCTTCTTAAGAACCTCATAGCCTTCTTTAAACGTTAATTCTTTTTTAGTCATTGCTTAATACCTGGATCACGTTGGCTTCAATGGTACCATCCTGTAATTCTACCTGGATGCTGTCACCTGAAATTTGATGGATGGAACGGATAGCTTTGCTCTGGCTGCGGACAATACCGTAACCTTTGGCCATCACATTCCGGGGATTTTGTAATAGGGTTTCACGCATCAATGACTCAATCTGGTTAGAGGCTAATTTAATTTGCTGATGAGCCAAATATCGTGTTGTGTCTTTAATCAGTTCTATAGACCGGCTGGCTTCATTAATCTGGTTTTGAGCATGGGTCTTAATCACTTTGATTAAGTGGTCATTCTGGCTTTGATACGATGTGATCTGGTGCTGAGATAAAAGCTTGATCGTGTGGAAAGACTCGAGTACTTCCTGAGTGCGCTCAACAATCAGATTACGAATACCCCCGATCACTTTACTGGGTGTATCAAACGACCGGTGTGCAACTTCATCCAGGATGGTCCGATCCTTTTCATGGCCAATACCGACCCAGATTGGAACTGAGCGTTTGCATAGTAGAGCTGCCAATTCATAGTCATTTAAATAAGCCAGATCATTCACGGCACCGCCACCACGAATGATTACAATCAGATCTGGTGCAGCTTTAAAGTCTTTAGCCCATTGACGTAAACCATCACCCAGAGAACTAATGATAGAAACTGCAGCTGTATTTCCCTGAAAGGTCGCGTTGTGATAAACGAAATGGCAAACACCGGCTTTATCTAAAGCATCGGCATCTTTCTTGAAGTCACCAAGACCCGCTGCATTTTCAGGTGCAATCACCAGGACATTTTGAATATCAAATGGAGTAGGGAGAAGTTTATTTTTATTGGCTAGACCTTCTTTAGTAAGGCGTTCTAGTATCTGCTGATAACGCCGTGCAATATCCCCTAAGGTATAACTCGAATCAATATCTTCAACATTGACTGAGAAACCGTATTGAGGGCTGAAAGTAGCTTTAACCTTAATCAGAACATTCAGGTCTCGGGATAATTCAATCCCACTTTCTCGCTCAAACCTCAATACCATTTTTGCTGCAGCAGATTTCCAGATTGTCGCTTTACAACTGGCGATGACTTTATCTGTATCTTCTTCTTTTTCTGCCAGCTCTAAATAGTAGTGGCCACCTTTTATACTCAGGTTGCGAATTTCAGCTTTGACCCATACCGGTTCATCAAAAGTTATTCGTATAACTTCCTGGACTGTTGCAAGGTAATCACTTAGCGAAAGCTGTAAATCTGACATAAACAAGGAAATGCCTAAATTATTAGTGAAAATAGTATACAACGATGAAATTAAAGGCAATGTGGAGATATTGACCTTGCGCAAGGGATATGGCATATTTCAGCTATAGTGACCGAAGTGTACGTTAAAGCACTAGATCGATTTAAAAGCCTCGCAAATGCGGGGTTTTTTCATATTGTAGATGGTATAGTGGGCTACCAACTCAGTAATTTTTTTTATGTCAGAATTTTATAAATACCGATACACTCAAATAAGTGTATTTGGCTCATTACCAACACACAAAGTGCTTATAAGTAACATTCCTAATAAAGCAAAATTGGTATTTGCCGATAATACTTTTATATATGGCTCAATTTCTGATTGGGTGTTAGGTAATTCAGATTTTGATTCACGAGTATCAACATGGTTGGAAGAGCCAACGGCTTTTTTAGAAGATGAGAGAAGAAGATTGAGCCTTTATAGGGCTTCTCATCCGCTGTTTAAGACTGAGTCGAGTATTGGTTAAGGTATTAATTAATCTAATTGCTTCTGTAAGTGACTATATTTCTAATAAAGTTTGCATTACTGGTTGTTAAAGCGTATAAAGCTAACTCGTTGATGCGGGATGGAGCAGTCTGGTAGCTCGTCGGGCTCATAACCCGAAGGTCGTTGGTTCAAATCCAGCTCCCGCTACCAACGAAAAAGATTCAAAGTTTATAGCCCAGTCTATCCAGACTGGGTTTTTTTATGGCGGATTTATTAATTCATAAGGCAATTGAATTGAACATATGTATTGGTGGTGACTTATCCGGTCAAGTAGTTGAATTTGACAAACGATTCTTTAATGCGAAGGAAATCGAAGAAAATAAGACCTCGGAATACTATAAGCAGAGATATATTGTTGGTGATGCTGAGTACAGATTTTGGATATCCAAAGATATGAAGTTGTGCGATGCTACAGATCAGGCTGAAGTGTATATACGGAAGCCAAAGAGTTAAATTTAAGGGCTCGCCAAATGGTGGGCTTTTTTGATATGAGATATTCATAAAATTAAAGTATGATGTTTTTTTAATGTTTGGGTTCAATTCAAATGCCAAATATCAATGTAAAAAAATTAGATAAACTTATTGGTGATATGGTCTCAAAAAATCAAACACCTGAAAAAATATTAATTGGCTATAAGGCGTATGGTGAGCTGATGAAAGATCGCAAATTCTTTGAAGAAGTGGTCGGATCAGCTATGGAACCAAATAAGCGAAAATACAAGAAGATTAAAATTAGAATCACTCAAGATGATAATCAGCTTGAGGTGAAGTGTTTAACATAATTTTTTCTATACCAACAAAAGCTTGCCAGATGGTGGGCTTTTTTGCATCTACAACCTTTTAAAAATTAGAACAAGCCACAATACATTTTTTGTACAGCGTAATGGTAAGTGTTCATTTATCTTCATTAGTCGAAGTTAAACTGCTGGACATTACTATGGTCCAAGAGATCTTTGAGTTTATTTATGATGAAGCTCTAAAGGAGTATGAGCCATCAAAATATGAAATAGCCAATAAGTTAAAGTTTTTTTCAATAACTCTGCGATTATTTGCAGAGCTTAGGGATGAAGATGCTTATATTGAAATCAATACTTTGACCGTCATATTTAAATGCAGGTCTAGATCTACATGTTATTGGGTATTTGATATACCTGAGATAGGGTGCAAAAAGCAGCTCGTTGAGTATCTGTCTTCTGAATTAAATAAATTGTGAGGGCAGATCAAAATCTAAAGAACGTACATCCTTTCGTGTTAAGGTGTTGTTGTCTTTCCCATGTGAAGAGTATGAGTCATGGGTCTAGTTCTTCTTCTGATCATTGTTCTAATAACATTTTTTGTCATGGTGAAGCCCACCCAATATAAGTCCGGTGGAAAGTTTAAAGAAATGACTAAAAATAAGTTTGGTCATCAAATTTACAGTGCAATTGACTTTCAAGAACCAATAATTGAAATAGTTGGCCCTCAACTTGATCATTCTGTCAGTAAAGTTGTCAATGCTCTTTTGATCATGGATACCACAAACACAGAATACACTTATGCAATTATGGTGATTGTAGGTGGTATTCAAATAGGTTATCTAAGTGATGAAGATGCAGAAAAGTTTCTCAAAATTTTAAAGGATAAGCATCTATATGAAGATACTGGAATTGAAGTAAAAGCGCTTATTTATGGGGATTGGGGCAATGCTGATCAAATTGCGAATTTTAAAATAAATTTAAATCTCCCTAAAAATTTTGAAGATTCAAAAATCACCTAATTAGATTGCTAAATAGGCCTCCCTTGGGAGGTTTTTTAATGCCAGGAGAAAAGTATCTTAAAACCCATTTTCTATAGTTTGCTGATTAGCTAAAGCCTGTTTGAGCAAATACGTATGGGCCCCACGAAAGAGGGTACAACCCATGCAGTTCATCGAGCATGAATAGGATATGCAGGAAAGTGAAATCAGAATTGGGAGTGATGCCCCGCCGAAATTTGAATCGAAACCGAAAATTGATTAGTACTGTGCCTATTCAGTGGCAATCAAAGTAGGGATTAGCCATGGACCACAGCATGGATCTTTTGTGGCGATCAATTCAAAATCAGATCAGTCGTGAATTAAACGTGATATTTATCAAAAAATTACGAAATAAAACGATTGATTGGATAGCAAATCCCGGTTAATTTTTTATCAGGTTAGACGAAGTTATCTATCGCCTAGCTGGGAAAAACGACTGACACTCGGAAAGACGAGAAGTACCACAAATGCTTACAGTAATGTGAGCATTTTTAATGCCCTGAGAAATGTTCGGTGTAAGCAATATCGGGGCACCCAAATTAGATTTAATGATCATTGTCTAACAAAGATCAAAAAATAACCAAAAGCAGACACAGGAAAACAGTTTCTCCAAATTCTCTATACTTTGTAAATCAAAGCCTAGTGATATATTTTTTTTGCTCCAAGAGAAAGCGCAATAAAAAAAATAAAAAAGATGATACACCATACTAGTCCGTTTAACTTCCCCGAGTTAAGCGGGCTTTTTTAATGAATTTTCTTCACAAGAAATTCACGAATAAGTATATAGGATGGCAGGTAGAAACTGCTGTAGTTTCTGGATGACCCTCCAAGGTCCTTAGTTTACAAGCCCACATCCTCTTTCCATGTGTGGGCTTTTTTTTGTATAGAGGGAAAGATATAAAGCTGTGTGATGCCACAGATCAGGCTGAAGTGTATATACGGAAGCCAAAGAATTGAATTTAAGAGCTCATCGAAAGGAGGGTCTTTTTAATGTTCTGAGAAATGGCATGTGTAAGCAATATCGGGGCACCCTCATGGCGGTTACCTTAATCAAATGGTTTGAAATCAGGTACCGCCTCCAGATTTCATATGGTGAGAAAAATTGTTTATTTATTGGGCTTTTTAATACTCAATAAGGCATAAATTAAGATAGGTTAATAATTTGATTTAATTAACATTATTTTTGTTTTTGGTATATTCCGCCACTGAATGTTATTTGAATAGTGTACAAAATAGCCACCCAGAAACAGCTGTAGTTTCTGAATGACCCTCCAAGGTCCTTAGTTTATAGGCCCATATCCAACTACTACTGGAGTGGGCTTTTTTTTGCATGAAATTTAGGAGAAAAGTGATGCTCCGTTTATTGATGTGTTTATTCGGCCTGCATGGTGCCACTGAAATCGATTACACGATTGATGATGAAGAAATCAAGGTGTGTCGGGATTGTTTGAAAGAAGTTAAATAGACCCTTGTCACTTCGGTGACATTTACAGGGCGTATTACGGCACATAAGACCCCGCTACATACTAGATATTGGCGGGGTTTTCTTTTCTTATTGGTGATAGAAGATGAATTGAAAGCAGAAGAAGGCCAAGCAGCGAGTGGCAAGAGAGCTTACAAAGAAGCAAGCAAAAATTAAATTAACTCCACATGAAAAGCAAAGCATTCAAACCTGGAGTGATAGTCAAGAGTGGTTTGAGCGTGAAATCGAAAAGCAATTTGAGCCACAAAAAATACAGGTAAATGGTGCTTATTGATTGCTGCAGTATGCTTGGTCATTACATGGCTTATATTTAAAAATTGATTGGTGGTCTTATTACAGACAAAGTACAAGCGAAACAAGACTTAGAATTTTGCACTGCTGAGCTGTCTAAGTATCAGAGTCTAAGTTGTTGAATGTTAGGTTAGAACACGCCACGCAGCTCTTATGCAGATTACGATTAATAAAATGACTATGTATAAAAGAAACTTACCAATTCCAGATGCTTGATCAAGCCTGTAGTGGTAAGCAATAAAGAGCAGAAACAGAATCCCAAAGATATAAAGCATTGTGGTTCTTAATTTTTTAATAACTATTGGTAATATGATAAGTATTGAGGTGAGGAAATGCAAAAAGCTTTGCTTCCTATCAACTCCAATTCAGATGACTGAATATTTGAATCACTTGCATGATTTTACTATCACAAAATTGGGTATTCATTTGACTGTGCCGGATGATGTGAAGGGGTGTTATGAAGATGGGTTAAATTAAGTTTTAATGATAAATTATAGGGCCAAATCAACATAAGGCACTACAATGAAAATTATAGCCAGAGTTCAAGATACAGGTGAAATGATAGAGCTTAATGCTGAAGAGGATGTTACCTCTGGCACCTTAAATTTTTTCTATCATGATCAAGAAGGAAATTATCTAAGATCCACAATCCGTCCTTATAAAAAACTACCGAGAAAATCAGTAGTACCTAATATGACTTTTACCCTGGGTGATAGGACGATCGTGATTATTGAAATAATAGAGTAGAGCCTCCTCCGGGAGGTTTTTTATTGGGGGAATTTATGGAACTGGACGTATATAAATCCCTAACCAATAAAAAGCCCATTAAGACAAAACCCCGCACCAGACCACTACCCAAAGCTGGTGAAAAATACTTGGAAGCATTCGATCGACTCAAAAAAATCCTTGATCGTATGGAAATTAAATACGAAGAGTATTTTCACTTCAAAAGCACCAAGCATTGGCGGTTTGACTTTCATTTGATTGAGTATCGAATGTTGATAGAAATTGCTGGTGGTCCCTGGTCAGGTGGACGTAAAGGTAAGCTGGCCACGAAGGCATGGAGTGTCGACCGATACGATCATGCTGAAGAAATGGGATACCGGTATAAGCGCTTTGAAACCGGTGATATTTACATGGGCAGAGCTACGATGTGGCTTAGAAATTTAAAGGCATCTTATGGACCAGTTCAGACCATTCCCGCCGTCGAATCTGATTGATCAGGCTGAGGAAGAAGAAGCGATTCGCCTGGCACCCGCCGTGGAATTAAAAGAATGGGTTGTTAAAAACTGGCTGACCATTGGCGGTGAACTTCATAACCCAGATCATGACCACATTGCTGAACTGCTGCATGACGATGAAACATTCCTGGCATTTGCTTGGGCATCATCGGCCGCCGTAGCGAAAAAGCGTATGGTGCTGGGCCAATGTGAAAAGGTTATGTTTAACCAGGGCGGATGGAAGAAAGCACGGCAGGAACAGCAGATGCGTGACTGGTTTGGTTTTGTGCCGGTGTATCTCATTACTGTGGATGCAGCATATTGTGAGCAAACTTCAGATCGTGAGTTCTGTCGTTTGATTGAGCATGAGTTGTATCACATCGGTGTTGAACGTGATGAAGATGGCGAGATCATTTATAGCGACCATACCGGTCTACCCAAGCATTACCTGGCTGGCCATGACGTTGAAGTGTTCTTCGGTGAGACCAAACGATGGGGCGCTGATGAGTCAGTAAAACGACTTTTGGAAATCGCCAAGAATGCGCCGTTTGTATCTGAAACTAATATTGCTGCGTGCTGTGGGAACTGTGTGATTAATTGAGCCTAAGGGCTCTTTTTTTGCCTATCTTGCTATACGTAGCTATACAAAGGGGTGTTTATGGCAGCACTAAAAGAGCCTGTAAAAATGTTTATAGTTCAGTCTCTTGCATGCTTTGAAACCCCTCAGCAAGTAGTAGAAGCTGTAAAGCAAGAATATAAGATTGAAATTACAAGACAGCAGGTGGCACTTTATGATCCAACAAAAGTTGCTGGACGGAATCTGAGTAAAAAATTAAAAGACTTGTTTCATCAAAAGCGCAAAGAATTTCGAGAGAATATTGAAGATATTGCGATTGCGAATAAGGCTTTCCGGTTAATGGAACTTCAAAAAATGTATGAAGATTCTGGGCGAAATAAACGTGCAAAGCAAAATCTATTGAAGCAAGCATTTCAAGAGACGGATGGCCGGGTAACCAAACAGGAAATCACTGGCCCTAATGGCGGTCCTATTCAACAAGAGAACAAACCCTCACCTCAATACACACCTGAAGAACTTGCAAAGCTGTCTGCACAGGAGCTTTCGCGTTTGGCAATTAATGGCAAGTTATGACTTATGCAATTGAAGATATAGCGCCACTAATTAAAGAGTGGACGATCAACACACGTTTGCCTGAAGTCATTGAAGAAATGACACGGCGTTATTACTACCGAATGCTGATAGAGCAGAATGAACTAAGTACTCAGGCTGAAATCTATAAATGCAAAAGTGATCCGGCACATTGGTTTAATCACTGGGTATGGACCTATGATCCTCGAGGCATGCCTTTTGGATTGCCGGCGAATATTCCTTTTGTTTTGCGCCCTGGTCAGGTTGAACTTGTAGACTGGCTATTAGAGCGTGAAAGCACCCAGACACATGGATTAATTGAAAAAAGCCGTGATGAAGGGATGAGTTATGTAGTTTTGGGATTTTATTTGCATCGGTGGTTATTTGTCGAAGGCTTCGCTGGAGGTGTTGGTAGTCGTAAAGAGGATTTGGTCGATAAGAAAGGTGATCCTAAGACATTACTGCATAAGTTTCGGGATATGTTTTCCAAGTTGCCAGATTGGATGAAACCTAAGGGTTTTGTTGAAAAAATACATGACAACTACATGCGAATTATTAACCCAGATAACGGTGCAACCGTTACCGGTGAAGCTGGTGACAACATTGGCCGTGGTGGTCGTACCACAATGTATTTTCTGGATGAATGGGCATTTGTAGAGAGACAAGAAGCGGTAGACGCTGCGATCTCCCAGAACACAAACGTTCATATCAAGGGGTCTACTCCAAATGGTATCGGAGATCGCTTTCATCAGGACCGTTTTAGCGGTCGTTACGCCGTCTTTACTATGCCTTGGAGAGCTAATCCGGACAAAAACTGGCAGGCTGAGCTACATGGAAAATTGATTTATCCATGGTATGAAAAACAAAAGGCCACACTCGATGATGTCGTTTTGGCTCAGGAAGTGGATATTGATTACGCTGCATCGGTTGAGGGTGTATTAATTCCCTCCGCATGGGTTGAAGCTGCTGTTGATTCTCATCTTAAGCTCGAGATTCAGCCGTCAGGACAACGCAACGGCGCACTTGATGTGGCGGATGAAGGTAAGGATAAAAACTCGTTTGCTGCCCGTCATGGGATCGTACTGCAATATCTGGATACATGGTCGGGTGTTGGTGATGACATTTTTGGTACCACGCAAAAAGCTATCGATGCATGCCTGGATCTAAAACTGAATTTATTCTTCTACGATGCGGATGGTTTAGGAGCTGGTGTACGCGGTGATGCTCGTGTCATTAATGAGCAGAATCAAGTGAAGGGGATGCCAGAAATTGAGGCTAATCCTTTTCGGGGATCAGGTGCAGTGCATGACCCTGAGCAGGAGATGGTTGAGGCGCGTAAAAACGTGGACTTCTTTGCTAATCTTAAAGCTCAGATGTGGTGGTCATTGCGGCTTAGATTTCAAAACACCTACCGCGCACTCCAGGGCATGCAATACGATCCAGATAATCTGATTTCTTTATCAACTGCTGATATTACCAAGCAGGAATTGGAACAGCTCAAACGCGAACTTTCTCAGCCAACCTATAGTAAAAATGGTGCAGGCAAAATTTTGGTGAATAAGCAGCCTGACGGTGCACTGTCACCAAACCGGGCTGATAGCGTGATGATTTGTTTCAGTGATATTAGAGAGCGGAAAAGAAAAAAACCTGCAGGTGCGGGTACTCGAACTTATTAAGGTGTTTACATGGCAAAGTCTAAAAAGGACAAAGCGTCAAAAAAGGCTTTGTCTTATGGCAACTTATACACTCAAGAAGCAGTCACTCAGTTCTTGGTGAATTTTGGGAAGCAACCAGATACTGATGAAGTATTACGAAAAGCAGGGATTGCACGCCATAGATTGCGTGTACTACTGGATGATGATGAAATTGCCCAAGCAGTTGAAACACGTCTAGATGCACTTTTGGCCACGCCGTTACGTATTGAACCAAGTGATAGCAAAGAAGCAGAGATGCTGAATTTGATATTGAAAGAGTGGTTTTATGAAATTGCTGCAGCCGCTTTTAATGCTTTGCTATTTGGATATTCAGTGCAAGAAGCTGTGTATGAATTAAAGCCGGAAGGTTATGTGGGTATTCAGTGGATCGGTGAGAAGCCGATGCAATGGTTTGAGCCTAAGAACGATGGTCGGTTGATTTATCGGCAGGATGGTCATAATGCAGAGCGTGAAGTTGATCAGGCGTTTAAGTTCTTCTTAACACGCCGTAAAGCTACATACGAGCAGCCCTATGGCAAGGCCTTGCTGGCCACACTGTATTGGTTATTCTTCTTTAAGCAAAATGGTTTTAAGTTCTGGGCAAAATTCCTGGAGCGTTTTGGTACGCCAATTCTGCTTGGTAAATGCAAAGATACTGAAACTGATGATATGAGCAAAGCACTGCTGGATGCTCATGCTCAAAGTGTTTTGTCTATTGATATTGAAGATGATGTGCAAATCCTTTCTGCACCAGGAACAAGTGGGACAGCCGGTGCAGCATTTGAGGCCTTTAACAATCAATTGGTTCGCCAGATCCAAAAGGTTGTATTGGGGCAGACGCTCACCAGTGGTACAGATGGCAAGGGGAGTTATGCACTAGGTCAAGTACATGAGAATGTACGAGCAGATAAGCTGAAGTCGGATATTCGCTTAGTAACACCAACTTTGCAGGCAGTGGTTAATGCCCTTTGTGCATTAAATGGCTGGGGTGAATATAAGGTCATGCTTGGCGAGAAGCCAAAGCCACTCAACAAAGAACAGGCAGAACGTGATGCTCATCTTAAAAATGCCGGGGCTAACCTGACACCGCAATACTTTCAGCGTGAATATGGCTTACAGGACGGTGATATTGCTGAGTCTCAGCAACTACCGATGAATACTCAATTCTCTGCATTACCTCGCCAAGCATTCAACTTTAAGGCATCTGCCAACAAGTTATCTGCAGCGCAGCAAGAAGTTGAAGAGCTGACGGATGGCCAGGGTGATTTAGAGCTTTTAAATCAGGATCAGATTAAACAATTGGTGGCTGAATCCGATAGTCCTGAAACTTTAGTTTTTAACTTGGCAAAGTTAATACCTAAGGCATCACAGACTGAGTTCACAGCTAAATTGGATCAAGCTTTATATGCGGCTGATGTGCTGGGGTATGCAATCTCAAGTAAGGGTGAATAACGATGCAACCAGTCACATTCCTTGAGGCGCTCCAATACGCTCACAGTAAAAAGATTGTACTCCCGGATGAGTTCTATTCAATGGACCTTAAGACTCGGCAGATGGCGACTACAGTCAGCTTCCTATCAAGTCTTGAGCAGATTGAAACCGTCATCAAGGCTGTTAACAAATCTATTGCCGACGGTGGAACGTTTAACGACTTCCAAAAGCTGATTGCGGAATCTGAAATCATTCTGCCAAAGCATTATTTGGACAATGTATTTCGTACAAATATCCAGAATGCTTATGGCCATGGGCGGTGGCAACAACAGCAACGTAATAAGGCTAAACGACCGTATTTGATGTACTCAGCTATCAATGATAGCCGGGTCCGTCCCAGTCATTTGGCTTTGAATCGAATTGTATTGCCGATTGATCATCCGTTTTGGCTGACACATTATCCACCCATTTCATTCCGTTGCCGGTGCACCGTGATTGCCTTAACCGAGAAACAAGCATTGAAATACGGCATTACACCTGATGATCAGTTATCAGAAGTAGCTGAGGCTTTGGACTGGTCATCACATCCATTGCAGTTTGGTGAGCTTGAATCGCTGGTTGATAAGAAGATTGGTGCTTCATCACTGGATAAGGAGTATCTCCTTGAGCAGAAGGAGGTCATTAGAGCTGAGTGGACAGCAAGTAAAAAGCTCACCAGTCTGTTTGCTCCGATGGATGATAAGACTCGGGACCTATTCGATACGGTGGCCAATACAGTGATTCCACTAGATCCAAGCATTCGACCAAGTGCAATCCGCACCTTCCTAGACTATGTGCAGGGAAATGATGCTGCACTGACCAGTTACTTAAACTCTGCCACAAGCTCACTGGCTGATGATGTGCTGAAGCGCTGGGTTAAAGAAGATATGGCAAATATCCAGGTTGTATCAGCAAACACTTCACCAGTTGTAACGGGATCTGTTTCATTGGCTTATGCAGCATCTTTAGAGGTGGGTAAGGTCATCACACTAGATTCGCCGTTGCTGATGACTGGTAGTGGCTCAAGCATCGTGATTCAGATTGAAAATGCAAAAGGTCTAGGTATTGATCTTGAAAAGCTTAATGCTGGGCGGGGTGTTTTATTTGAAATTGGGCTGTCATTTAAGGTTGTTTGGATTGAAGCGACTGACGGGCGAATGGTTTATACGTTAAAGGCATTGGTGAATTAGATGACTGAAAAATGCGAATCATGCCGCTGTGGCTTTAATGGTCGCAATGGGAATGGATATAGCCCATGCGGTTGCAAAAAAGTGGCTGTGATTGGTGCCAAAGAATCAGGTATTAAAAGCTTGGTGAATGCATTCTGTCATGCACTATCTAGTCCACCAAAAAAAACCATAAACAAATTTAACTTTAAGCACCTTCGGGTGCTTTTTTTATTGGAGCATGAAAAATGCCAGATCCAAATGAAAATCAAAAAAAGGAGCAAGACCAGTTTTGCTTCCAATTAGGTCAAGTCAGTGTAGACAAGCCTGAAGATGGAAAAAAGAAACGCACATTCTCGGGTATTGCTTACAGTGGTGAAGCAATTACTGATCACTGGTATTGGGACAAAGTGGTATTTGATCTTGATTCAATTCAAATCAAAGGTCGTATTCCTGCACTACTTGAACATCGAACCAGTCAGCGTGTTGGAGCAATCAACTCCCATTCCATCAGTCATGCTGAAGGTCTGAAAATTGAAGGCAATTTGCTTTCAAATGAATTTGGCACTCAAGTCGCTCAAGACTCTGATGATGACTTCCCATGGCAAATGTCAGTTCGAATTTATCCGACCACAGTTGAGGAAGTTAAAGAGGGTTCGATCATTGTAAATGGTCGAACATTCCAAGCTCCTGTTGCAGTATTCCGCGGTGGACGTATTCGTGAAGTGTCTTTCTGTGCTTTGGGTGCGGATGACAACACAAACGCAGTGGCAGCCAGTCACTCTCCAAAAAACTTTAATCAACCAGAGGACACAGACGTGGACCTAGAACAAGCGAAAGCAAAAATTAAAGAGCATGAGCAAACCATTTCGGGTTTGCAGGATCAGGTTAAAAAATTTGCTACAGATAAGCGCAATGCTGAGATTGATGCTTTGGCAAAAGCCTTGAACAAAGAGTTTAGTGTTGATGAAAAATCCAAGTTTTCTGCAATGCCAGATGATGCATTTGATCTGATGGCTGGAACGCTTAAGCAATTTGCAGCAGGCAACCAACAACCGCCAGCTGGACAGCAACAACAAACGCCGGCACCAGGTGTTAATCCAGCATATGCACATTTGTTTAATCATCAGGCAACTGGTGGTCAGGGTGGGCAAGCTCCACAAGGATCAGCTTTGGATCAGGCATTCGCCAAATTTGCGGCAGCTCAGGAGTCTAAATAATGGGAACAATTACTCAAACCATTACGACCAATCAATTGGTGGTAGGTGATGGTATTCGTACCGAAAATGCCAAAGTAAAAACAGCAACTGCATACAAACGTGGGGATCTACTCAACGTTGGTGCAAATAATGTGGCTGACCACCCTGTTGTTACCACTGGGGTGGTAGGGGATTGGAACGCGATTGCTGTATCAGATTTCACGGCAGAGCAATCTACATATCACGCCAACAATAACTTAGAAATGCCAATCTACACACAAGGTCCTTTCGATATTGCTGTAGTTACTGTGAACGGAGTTCCATTAACAGCAGATCAATACGATGCAGTACGTGCACAGGCATTGGCTAATAAAATCGAACTTCGTAAAGTTGTGGGGAACTAAGACATGAGTCAGACTTTTACATTTCAAAATGCACCAGTTGAATTGCTGGATGTACCACAACTGGTGCTACTCACCGATACTACTCAAAAGGTAGATACCTGGTTGATGGATCGCTTTTTCCCTCAACGTGTTTCATACACCAAAAAGGAAGTTCCAGTTGGTGAGTTGAATACAGCAACTCCACTTGCGCCGTTCGTTACTCCGACGGCTGCTGGTCGCCAAATCAAAGTAGGTGAATCTGGCAACGTGAAATTCGTGAAGCCTGCTTACTTAAAGCCAATGATGACGGTTATGCCAAGTGAAGTGCAAAACACTGCTCTGATCGCACGCTTACGTCAGTTTGGGGTGATTGCGACCGGTTCAAATCGTTTATCCGATGCGGATCTATTGTTAATCGATCAGGCTCAAAAAGCTTTGTATCTTCGCCAGTCTATCGAAAACCGAAAGTTATTGATTGCCCGTGATGTCTTACTCTACGGTAAAACCACTTTCGCTTCAGCAGACTTCCCAATGTATGAAGTGGATTATGAGCGCAACCCTGCTTGTAACTTCACGCCGTTGATCAAATGGGGACAAGCCGGTGCCACTCCTGTTAAAGATATTCAATCAATGATTGACTTATCTGTTGAGCACTCAGGTACATCGCCAAATATGGCTTTGACCACATCTAAAGTATTTAATGTCTTGATTAAGGACCCTGAGTTTAAAGAAAAATTCATTGCTCCTTATGCAGGTATTAGTGTTCCAATCACGCCAACTTTTGACCAGGCAGATAAGCCTCAGTTCCGTGGCACAGTGGATAATATTGAAATCTGGACGTATGACGTTAAGCACAGCATGGAAGGTGTTGCGGAACGTTTTATTCCTGAAGATTTCTTCGGTCTTGTTTCTGATGCAAATGGCTGGATTGCCCATTGTGCATTGCAAAACGTTGAAGCATTTGGACAGGCTTTGGAATTCTATTTAAGCCAATGGCAAGAAAAGAACCCTTCAAGCATTCAATTATTGGCTGAATCCTCTCCACTTGCTGTTCCAAATAACAAGAACGGTTTAGTGGGTGGCCGTGGATTCGTATAAGGAGAACTAAATGCCAAAGTATATTGCAAAACAGTCGATCGGACATTTTCGTCCAGGTGATGAAATCCAAGGGCTTGAAGAGAAAAAACTTCAGGCCCTTTTAGCATCTGGGGCTATTGAAGAATATCAAGAGCTTAAAGAACCTAAGGCAGACGGTACCGCCGCACGGTTGGCTGAGCTGGAAAAAGAAAATGCTGAGCTTAAGGCGAAAGTGGCTGAACTTGAAAAAGCAAAGCCAGTAGTTAAGCCAAAAGCCAGTGACAAGCCAGCTGACGAAGCTAAATAGGTGATCTATGTACGCTACTCGAAATGACTTAGAGGCGCGTTTTGGGGAGGGTGAACTTCAGCAACTGGAAATAATGCAAACTGTGGGCAATTCGATAGAAGAAGCCCTACAGGATGCTTCTGAGGAAATCGATAGTTACATTGCTGTGAAATACGTCCTGCCTTTGCCAAGTACACCTAGTACCTTAAAACGGATAGCGTGCAACATTGCACGTTACCGACTTTACTTTCAGCAACCCACTGAAGAAGTTGAAAACCGCTATAAAGCGGAAATTGATTTTCTGAAACGGATTGCGGATGGTAAGGCGACACTCAACATCTTGAATCCTCAAAATGAAGTCACTGAAGAACAACCAAAAAATAAACCTTCCACCATGCCAATCGGTACCACCTATACCGGCGGTGTATTTGGTGATGATGTTTTGAATATGATGCCAAGCATCAAGTGAGGTCCGTATGGCCGGAGTGCTTATAGAAATTAAGACGGATGAAAATTCCGTCTTAATGGCTTTGTTGAAAAAACTTAGCGACTTTGAAGACCGAAAGCGTGGATTGTTTGAGGATATTGGCTCAACGGTCACTGAAAATATCCGAGAGCGTTGGACGCGTGGTGAGGGCTTAAATGGTCGTTGGCCATTATCAGTTCGAGTGATGCGTGAAGGTGGTACGACACTGCGAAAAACATCACGACTAATGAACTCTATTACATACAACGCAACAGATAACGGTTTAGAAATCGGAACTGATGCTGAGTATGGTGCAATTCATCACTTTGGTGGTGTGATTGATATGCCTGCACGAACGCGCACACTATATTTTCGACAGGATGGTCGCACAGGCTTGGTGGGTAATCGTTTCGTGCGTCAAAGCCGATCTAATTTTGCTCAAGACGTACAAGCCAAAGCCTATAAGGTGAATATGCCTGAACGTCCTTGGTTGGGTATTACGGACGATGATGCACAAGATATTGTCAACTTGGTAGAAGGAACCATTCTTGATGAATAATTTAGAAGAAGATGATCTTTTTGCGGTTTTGAAAGAGATTGAAGCGCGTCTAACGCCGTTCATGCAGGAATGGGGTGTACTGAAGATCTATACGCCGATGAATGTAGGGGCTACCAGTGAATTAAGTCAAGTAACCCCTAATATCCAAGTGAACTACCGTCGAATGCGAAAAACTGATGAGAAGGCACGTGGCAGAGCGGTTGCTTTAGCACCTCAATGGGAAGTAACAGTGGTGGTGCGTCATGCAGCTTCACAGCTTGATGCAACACAAGCGTTTTTATTAGGTGGTGTGCTGATTAAAAAAGTGATTAAAAAGCTCATAGGCTGGCAACCAAAATCAAGCAATGAGCCTCTAAGTCTTTTAAATATCGATCATGATATTTCAAAAACGTGTCTTTATGTCACGGGTATTTTTGAATCTAAAACCAATGTTATAGCGGATTAAATGTATGGAAAAACAATACAAGGCATTGCAGCCCGTCGGTCGCTTCAAAAAAGGCGATGTTGTCGGTGGGCTGAATGATGCTCAACTCAAAAAATTACTGGCAGATGGTGTAATTCAGGAAGTACCTGAACCTAAAGCTGTTCCAGCCAAGAAAACCATAGGGGATGAAAAGTAATGGCTAATTCAAATGTGATTTCACTTCAGGGTGAACTTCATCTAGCAAAAATGGTTAGTGGTGTACCTGCTGCATTATTACCAGTCGGTAGTACTCCGGAATTACAGATTGCTATTTCTACTGAGTCTACTGACCATTATGAAAGTAAAACTGGTCTACGTTCGAAAGATGCAGTCTTGTACAAGCAAACTGGTGTTGCTATTTCGGGAACAATTGAAGAGGTGACTAAGGAAAATCTAGAGTTAATCCTTAGCGGTAAATCAATTGAAATTCCTGAGGCTCAGCTGACTGATATCAATATTGGTACTGTACAGGCTGGCGCTATGATTGATTTAGGCCACCGCAATTTAAGTAATGTGGCTTTTAAAGATAGCTCAGATGTAGCCATTACTTCAGATAAATATGTACTGGATGCTGTTTACGGCACAGTAGTATTTAATGAAGCTATCGTTGGTCCAGTTAAGTTTTCTGCCAAGGCTGGTGCTAAGACACGTACTACAATTGCTAATAACATTGGGAGTGAATATCGAATCCTCTTCAAGGGCATTGATACGCTTACTGGTGACAAGGTTGTCATGACGTTATGGCGTGTGAAATTCTCACCAGATACTGAATTTGATCTGATTCATGAAGACTTTGGATCTTATTCAATTGAAGGTGAGGCATTAGCAGATATCTCTAAAGCCAATGATGCTGAACTCAGTGTGTTTGGTCATATTGAGCGCTTTAGCGTAACAGCGTAACTCCACACAGGCACAAAGAACCACACAGGCGCTTAAGCGTCTTTTTTGTGCCTATTACAATGCAGCCTTTTTATATTGAATATTGTCATAATTTTTTTTACCTTTTGGTTGAATTAATTGTTGAGAATATTCTTATTTGTCTGTATAAAAAAAGAACAATTAAAATCAGAGGGAAAAGAAATGACAGCAATAATAGAAGTATTGGTAACATCATTTTCAGCTCTAATGCTTATGTTGGTTATCCACCAATTTGGGCAAATGTTTAATTGAATCTTTAGAAAATAAAAAACCACTCTTCGGAGTGGTTTTTTATGTCCAAAATTTACATTGAGACCTTATCATGAATGATTTTTTCTTAGCCACAAATCGATCTGTCCTGGTGAATGATATTGAAGTTCGCCAGATCCAGATGAAAGATTTTGATACTTGGGCTACATATGCTGAGGTAATCAAGCAGTTCCTTAAAAATAAAAAACATTCAGATGAGGTTTTGACAGAGCTATTTGCAGCGCATGGTATGCAGGTCATTTCTACAATTGCATGCGTAACGGATCTAGATAATGAACCCCTATTCAAACTTGCTGCAGATGAGCAGGCCTTTAAAGAACTGCTTAAAAATGTGCTTCTGGTAAATCAAGCCTATTTCAAATATGAAAAGCCAAAGCGTGGGGCTAAGGAGAATACTCAAACGGCATCCACCTGGTTTGATTCATTTCAGTTTCTAGTATCAATGGGCCACCAACATAGCGAAATCATGCAGATGACCTACGGTGCGTTTGATGGTTACGTTAAGGCTGCAAGCAAGATGCATAGGCAAGGGATTGTTAATTCTGCCGTTGCTGCGCGTGTGGCTCAATCAGATAAGAAAGGATTTGAGGCATTTAAAAAAGATATGGGCTCTGATTGATCATGCCAATGCTAAAGAATTTAAGAAGTTTTTGAGGAATTGAAGGAATAATATCTGAGTGATTTTTTAATACCCAAAATTAGCTTCAAGTTGTATTGAAGCTTAATACAACGCTAATAAATTTTAATTTTTACGTATTTTATTTAACTTAAAGCTGGTCGCTGGTCAGTATTTTAGCATTCAAAATAAGCAAAAAGCCTGTGACTAGTAATCATGGGCTCTTTATTTAGAAAAACCGCAGGATGAACTCTTTTTTAAATCTAAATAATATCTGAAAAGCAAAAACCCCAGTGCGCCAACACTGAGGTTCTTAAATCAACTCAACCGACATAAGTTATGGAGTTAAATTTGTATGAATGATCATACCTCAAATTCACAATTAAAGGTAGATGGAAAAATGAGCGAAAAAGGCGCTGATCGTGTTGGTTTTTTACAAGCTATTGCACTGCTTATACTTGTATGTGGAATAGTCGCTATTGGTTTAGTCTTGGCTTTAAAATAGAGCAAATTAATGAATACATATTAGAACCCACCCAATAAGAGGTCGGTTTCTTATTTCTGTGCGCCTAAAGGCGCTTTTTTTATGCTTGAAATTTAGAGGTCAGCATGTCTAGTAAAAATTTAACATTTAAGTTGGTGATGGATGCTGATACTAAAAGCTTTGTCACTAATGTTAATCAGTCTAAACAAGCTGCGGAAAAAGCAATAGCTGCAATTAAAGATGGATCTGCAAGTATAGTTGGTGTTTCAGATCAAGCAGCCAAAGCTATTGATGGCATTATTCCAAAAAATGCGAATGAACGAGCGATCAAACTTACTGAGTCATTGAACGCTATTACAGGGTCGTTAAAAAGTACAGATATTGCAGCGGATGGGGCGATTGATGGGTTTAAAAAGTTGGGTGTTGATTCGGTTCGATCGCTGAATATCTTAAAAGCCAATTTGGCGACTTCAAAAACAAAGCTTGAAGAGTTCTCAAAAACCAATGCAACACCAGAGGATATTCGTAATGCGCAACAGCAAGTAGATGCGTTAGAAAAAGAGATCTTGCAAGCGGATAAGGCGTTCAAAAATTTTAAATCAGAATTGGGTTTAGTTGCCCCAGAGATTAGCGCCCTTGATCAAGCTATAGATAAAACAAATACTGAGCTTGCCCAAACTGACACAGCAGCTCAGACAGCTCAAAAAGGCATAGCTGGGCTTAGAACTGGTTATACAGCTCTTATTGGTGTGATGGGTGGTATTGGTATTGGCTTAGGCATTCGAGAGCTTGCTGCGGCCGCTGATTCATATACAAACCTATCAGCACGTATCAATATCGCTACTAGTGATGGTGGAAACTTTGAACAGGCTATGGCTGGGGTGCATCAGGTTGCACTGATGACCAATTCAAGCCTTGATGCTACTGCCGGATTATTCACTAAAGTGAATGACGTTGGTAAGCAGATGGGGTTAACCCAGCAGCAGAATTTAGATTTGGTTAAGACCATTAACATGGCTATCCAAACTGGTGGCGGATCGGCTGCATCTACCGAGGCGGCTGTTTACCAATTCACTCAGGCTTTGCAATCTGGTGTACTTCGTGGTGATGAGTTCAACTCAATCATGGAACAGGCCCCTGGTATATCCAAAGCTTTAGCTCATTCGCTCGGGGTTGCTACTGATGAACTCAGAAAGATGGCTGAGAATGGTGAACTATCATCAGAGAAGGTTATCAAGGCTATACAAAACCAATCTAAAGCAATTGAAGCTGATTATGCCAAGTTTCCTTTAACGATTAGCAATGCACTGCAGAAAATTTCTACGCAGTGGCAGATTCTGATTGGTGAAATGGATCAGGCCAATGGTTCGAGTGCAACAGTAGCAAATGCTTTATCAGTAATTGCAGATAACCTTGGTATCTTAAAAGTATTCTTTGATGATGTTGCTGCCGGGGTAGGATGGTTTCAAGACCAGTTGTCAGAGATTGATCCATCCACCATTGAGTCCATTAGAAGTACTTTATCTGCTGTGTATGACACGATTAAAACGGTCATATCCAGTCTTGCAGGAATTGGTGAAACTGCATGGAGTGCTTTCTCATCTACCTTAGATGCTATTGCTCCTTTGTTTAATGCAATTTTGAATGGCAAAGAAGAAGTCAGTGGATTAACTACATTATTTAATGTTTTTAAAATTGCATTAGGCGTAGTTGCTGATGGAGCAACAGGGTTAAATATTGCCTTGAAGTTGCTTCTTTCAGGTATCCAGTTTGTTTCAGGCGGTATTCATTCACTTAGTGCAGCAGTGCTTGATTTTCTGGGTTTTGATGACCTTGCAGCACAGGCTCAGCATGCTTCAGACGCCTTATTCAGACAGGCCGAAAAGAATGCCTCAGAAGCTAAACATCTAGCCTTAGAAAGTAAATCAGCTACCCGTGAAGCCATTAGAGATATTACTCAAACAGAGGCAGAGGCCAATCAGGAAAGGGTAACCAATGCCCAGCAAACCCTTGACCAGTTAAAAGCCCAGGAGGAAAAGCATAAGGCTGACTATAAAGCCATAAGTGACGAGCGAGTTAAGGCAGAGCAACAGCTTTTTGATGCGCGTAAATCTGGTAATCAGGCCGCAATTGATTTAGCTGTAAAAGGTCTTGCTGACTTGGATACCAAGGAGAAGGCATACCAAGCCGAAAGCAAAAAGATTACCGATGAGAAAATTAAAGCCGCTCAAGACTGGGTAAATGCTCAGCTTGTGGCAGCAGATGGGACTCAAAAAGCAGCCGATGCAGCCACTCAAAAAACTATGCAGACGACCCTTGCAGCACAAGGGTTAAAGCTTGAATTTGATAGTGCTGGAAAGGCTATCGTAAAAGCCATGGGTGATGGATCGGTTGGGGTAACTAATTTAAATAATAAATTGGTTGCTGGGCGCAAAGGTGCAGAAGCATTAGGCTTGGATTTAGACGTTGCTCTCAATCGTGTATCAGAAGGGTTTGCTGGGAAAAAGAAAAACCTTGATGATTTTGTTAATAGCCTTGAACTTATGGGGGTTAAGGGTGAGCAAGCCGCAGATGTCACGTATCAAGCTTGGTTGAAGTTACTTGAAACAGCCAAAAGCCAGGCTGAGATTGATTTTGCAAAAGCAAAGCTCAAAGAATTTGGTGATCAAGGTCAGATTTCCACATCTCAAGTCGAGCAAGGCTTAATTGCAATCAAATTGCAGGCTCAAAAGCTACCCGATGATATTGATCCTGTGACCGAAGCTTTTAAACGTCTCGGAATTGAAACTAAAGAAAACCTAAAGCTCGCAGCACAGCAAGCTTTAATGGACTACATCACAATCCGAGATAGTGGTAAAGCTACAGCTGAAGGTGTTCAAAAGGCTTACGAAAAAGCAGCTCAAGCAGCTGCAGCTTCAGGTGATGCCGGTGTAATAGCATCTACCAATGCAGCCAATGTGGGGCGTAATCTCGAAGTCCAAATTGATGCCACCAGTAAAGCCTCCGTTAAATCCATGGATGAGCTTGAAACAGCTATCACACGTGCCGGCAATAGCTTTAAGGGTATTGAATATGGTGCTCGATCTGCAGGTAATGTTATGCGGGAGGAGGCTGAAAGTGCTGGTGATGCATGGCAGGCTGCTGTAGAGAAAGCAAACCAGGATTTTAAAGCTGAAATGAAGGCACAGGGTGAAGCTCTTAGCTCTATGTATGATTATCAGTCATACAGTAAATCAGATGTTTTGGCTGCGCTTAAGAGCAAGGGTTATAGCGACAAAGAGGCTCAGAAATTAGCGGGTTCAATTTGGTCTGAGGGCTTGGCGGCGGATCGGGATGCGAAATACTCAAGCCTTGGCAGAAGTGGTCCATTAACCGCATTGATTAATGCTGAATTTGATAAAGCCGCGTCTAAGGGTCTAACAACTCAAAATGGCACAAACAAGATCAATGAATTGCTTCGCTCTATCAATATGGCTTCAACCGGTTCGAGTAACTTGAATGACTACGCGCCGTCTATTCCCTCAGTATCTAATGCAGCCAACAACATTAACTCAAGTCCTACAACCATAATCCGCTTCGAGTCGAATGGGCAGGAGGTAGAGGCTCAGGTTGATGCAAACCAGGTAGATCCATTGCTAGCAATGCTTGAAAAATTAAAGGTAATAAAGAAATCATCATGAAACTTATTCGCTTAGCAACATCCGAAACCGTCCCATTAGAGGACGGTTTTTTATGGCCTGATGAATTCTCTTGGAAGGCTATTGAGCAGACTCAAAACTATGCAATCGATGGCTCTCTGGTGATTCAAGAAGGCAAAAAGAAATCTGGTCGACCGATTACGTTACAGCCGGCAGATAAGGAAATGGGCTGGATCAAGCTGCGTGAATTACTAACTGTTCTGGAATGGTCGAAGCTGCAGAATGAAGTGTTTCAACTGCAGTTTGAGCAGCCACATGACAACCGGCAATTCACAGTCAAATTTAATCACCAGGATGGGGCTTTAGAGGCTGATCCGGTTAAAGGGATTCCAGCGGTATCACTGGATGATTATTACAACGTAACCTTACGCTTTACGGAGTTAAACGATGGTGATTGAAACTAAGGATTTAGTGATTTACAAGTCTGAGCGCTTGACCGATAACTCTGATGGCGGCGGTAAATATTCAGGCGTTGTAGTACAGGACGGCATCAGCAATAACCTGTTCAATGATGTGTCAGAGATGGACCGAACCATGGGCGATGTATCCATGCGTAAGGTTTTCCCGGCAGTTATTACTGAAGATACCGATTTGCTGATGGGTGCAACGGCCTTTGTATCTGAATTGCCTGCCGATCCAAATGTTTCAGCGCTCTTATTCAGCACAAAAAACTGGACGGATGAACGTCAAGCTGCCAAGAACCGGGTGGAAAACTACTCAGCTAAAGGTGGGCAAATTGCTGGAACACCAATGGATACACATTGGAAGGGCATGTCATCACTTCAGGTGGCCATGTTTCCACAAGAAATTGAATCTTCCGTGGGTGATACGATTGTCCTGATCAGTGATGAGGGCAAGGCTTTGGAATATGAGCAATATGTACGTATTACCAAAGTTGAAACTCGTACTGCAATCATGGTTATCGATGGTAAAGATGTGCAATACAAAATTGCCACTTATACACTTAATGATCCACTTGAAATTGATTTCGTGGGTCTATCGGCCCGTCAATGGTATTCAGGCAGCACATCAAAAACCATTATCCGGGACACCATTGTTGCCGATACCGGGCTGTATTACTCGTCTACTGCACTGGCATCTAATGCAAATGTAGGAGAATTTACGGTCAATGCCAAAAGCATCTTTGCCCAGCTGATCCCATCTGCCCAGACTGAAACACCAATTATTGATGTCAATGCTGCTGGTGAAAGCGTGGTATTGGTCGCGGGTAATACCGGCACCATTACGGCCAGTTACCCCAATATGGTGATTGGTGTCAGCCAGAATCTTTATATCGGTTCTGCGGTGATTCCTTCAAGCGTATCATTCACCTTGCAGGGTCAGCAAATTACCGATCAAGGCGGGCTACTTAAAAACACCCAAGGTACACAGGTCGGAACGATTGATTACCAGCGTGGCTTAATCCAGTGGACTGCTGCAGCGCCAACAGGAACTGTGAGTTTGAATATCACGTTTAAGCCAGCAGCAGCGCCAAACCAGTATTACCAGAGCCATGCTATTCCGGTGACCCAGAACAACCAAAGTACCAACTGGACCGGGGTTTTAATTCCGATTCCAGCCCCAGGTGCTTTATCGATTTCATACATGAGTCAAGGCAAATTTTATACCTTGCAGGATGATGGATCGGGTCAGCTCAAAGCTTTAAGCCCATCTTTTGGCTCAGGCATGATCAACTATGAAACCGGTTCGTGGTTATTGACGACTGGAGCTTTGCCAGATGTAGATACACCGATTCTGCTTAACTGGGGTACACCAATCGCAACTTATCAGCGCGCTAATTTGCCTGTGCTACCTGCGAAGTTTGAATTTGATCTTCAGCAAGAGGCTATTCTAGCTGGCAGTGTGACAGTGACTTGGATGCTGGAAGGTGTAACAAAAACAGCAACTTCAAATAATGCCGGTCGGTTTACTGGTGATGCAACAGGATTTATTAATTTTGCATTGGGTAAAGGTGTCTTGATTCCAAATCAGTTGCCACAAAAAGGCACTATATTTAACTTTAGCTACCAGTTTGGTGAGGCAAAAACTCAGGATGTGCCAGCAGCCATACCTGATATCAATCAACAACTCGCCTTTACTATCGGCACTGGTGTAGCACTGCAACCCAACTCGGTCATGATTGAGATTCCGCTTACATCTGCATTGGGTGACACGGTTACGCTTGTGGTTACAGACAATGGCTCCGGCTCGCTGATTGATGCTTTTAGCCAGGTGCAGGGAACAATCAACTACACAACAGGTGCAGTAAGCATAACCCCGGTTGTTTTAACTTCATCTTTCTATGAAAAGACACCTGAGACTTTCAGCCTTTCCAGTTCAACCCAAAGTGGCTCTGGCTCATCACTACCGACAGCCACAGTAACCACTATCTATAAGCCACAGTCAAACCCGTGGGCAAATTATGTTGCCGGTTAAGTGAGGAAATATGACAATTTATCAATCACAGCCAAGTAATGTTGCTCTTGGAAATACAACATATAAGGCTTTTTCTGAAACGACAGGAATTAAAGCGCATTACCGCGATGCTTCCGGCAGTACATCGGGAACGAAAGCTGTAACGAGTGGTGATTTAAAGTTTGATCTCACCTATGGTTTCAGTGAGCAGATTTTATCTGGATCGGTACGTTTTAAACTGGGCAATAGCACTTTTATTGATCGTGACGGATTGATTTACCGAGATGTCAATCCAAGCAATGGCAGTGGTATTCAATCCGGGTTGATTCGATTGGGCACTGGTGAAATTGAATTGAGTTCATGGACACCAGGGCAAACCAATTCATTAACGCTTGAATCTCTGATCACCACAACCGATCTACCGCCAATCAATAAGATCAGCTTCAGAACACCAATTATTCCGATCCGCCCGCAGTCGATGACCATTGTTGTGGCCTCGCTTGAACACGGACAACTTACACTGACAGCTGATGAAAATGGCGTGATTGAAACCAGTCGGGCGCATGGTCAGGTGAACTGGGATAATGGCTTTGTCACGATTTACTTTTACACCAAAACTAAAATCACTGAAGCCAACCGGGCGGAGATTGAGGCCAATGATTGGTATGACCCGTTGCTGGAGTACCAGGAAGGCGTGGACACTTATATCAATGTCCCAGTTTGGGTAGACGCTTCATCAGTGCGATACAACGCAGTGGCCTATACCTACATTCCTCTGGATTCTGAAATTTTAGGCCTGTCTGCTACGCGCTTACCGATTGATGGCCGGGTGCCGATTTTCCGTGTTGGTGGTATCGGGATTGTCAGCTCAAGCAAAGCTCAGGAATTACCAAGTGTAATTGCGGGCACTACATACAATCTGAATGATCAGCGCATTTCATGGGCAGAACTGGAGGATGCCAACGGAACGAAAGTACCGTTTGATTTATACACGGTCGATTATGATTATGGCCGTGTGACATTGGGCGGTGACTTTGTGTTAGGTAATCTAGTTGCACCGCTGTCAGTGAAATACCGCTATCAGGATATGGGTCTGATCCGTGATGTACAGATCAATGGCCAGCTAACCTTCACCAAGCCTTTAACTCATAACTATGATGCGGTGGATACGATTGTGGGATCTGCTTTGGTTATTGGTGATATGCAGGCACGTTATACGCGCAAGTTTGTGCAAGGTTCATGGAATGGTACTTGGGCGGATGAGCCTGTGGGTGCCACAATTCCAGCCAATTACAACGATGCACTGTATCCGATTCAGGTCACAAACAAGGGTGCAATTCAGGAACGTTGGTATATCCAGTTTACAAGTACAACAGACTTTCGTTGTGTGGGTGAATACTCTGGTCAGATCGGAACTGGCACCATAAATGCAGACTATGCACCAATAAACCCGGTCACTGGTGTGCCGTACTTCACGATCAAGAAGGAGGGTTGGGGTAGTGGTTGGGTTAATGGTAATGTCTTGCGCCATAATACAGTGGCTGCCAATTTCCCGGTCTGGGTGATCAGAACAGTGAAGCAATCCGAACCCACGGTACTATCCGACCAGTTTCAGATCATGCTGCGTGGCGACATTGATCGCATTGCTTAAAAATTTAAATCAAATATGACCGCTATAAGCGGTCTTTTTTATGAGTGAATAAAAATGGTTGCAAGTACAGATATTAAGTTCTATACACATACCAATAACAATGCACCACAACTTCAAAATGCTTACGGTTCAATGATTGGTGTTCTAGATGCTTGTTTAGTTAACGGAATACAAGTTGGAATTGTTAGTTCTCTTACTGCAATTGGAGCAGTAGTCACTGCAACATTTAGTGCCGCCCATAATTTATTGCAATATCAAGTCATCATGATTACTGGTGCGAATCAGGATGAGTTCAATGGCGAGCACCGCATTTTAACCGTACCAAATAGCAATTCGATTACATTCCAGCTTGCATCCACACCTAGCGTTGCTACTGCTAGTGGAACAATCAATTGTTCTTTACCACCATTAGGTTTTTCTAAGCCGTTTAGCGGATCAGGAAAAGCCGCATATCGATCTACGAACACTTTATTATCTAGTCGCCCATATTTGCGCGTAGTTGATGCAATTGATCCAGTGTGGAATCCATCTTATGCTAAATTTGCAAAAGTTGGCATTGTTGAAGCCATGAATGATATTGATGATCTTTCAGGTTTTCAGGTTCCATTTGATATATCAGCATCAAATAAGAATTGGGAAGGTACTGGCAGCGGTAGTGCAGCATCAAATGGTTGGGCGAAATGGTATTACGCATTAAGCTCTGCAGCACATATTTCACAAAATGAAACTCAATCACCGGACAATGGAATTAGGCCGTGGCTTATATTTGGTGATGGTGATGTATTCTATCTATTAAATAATGTCTCAATAAGTGATGGTAACTATATTATGCATGGTTTTGGTGTAATAGATAGTTTGCTACAAGGCGCTGGTAATGACACTTTCTTAATTTCATGTCTAAATAATTCTATAGCATCAACAAACCAAACTGTTGCTGAAAAAATTGGTGGTGTAAATGCATTTAAAACTATTTGCTTGCATAAAGGATTAACAGGTTCATCTAGCATTGATGCGTTCACAATGGGGCTTGTCTGGGATATGAACTATGCAAGTGGCTGGTTTAACACAATTGGTACATCAGCAAGCATAAATCAAATGACTTCTCAACCCATTCTTTATGAAAATTTTGTGCCCATCGGGAAAATGCCGTTGCTACATTGGTTATATACAAAAATTCCGCTTAATTCAGGTGTGAGTGGTAGAAATGTAGATTTTTCATTCTATCCAGTAGGCGTATCAACAGGGATTGTAAGAGCAGGGCAAATATTGATGAGGATTATGTGATGGTTGTACTTACAGTTATTGATAATCCAGTTATCTTGGCAAGACAAGATAAAAGCAATCCCAATTCATTTGTTGGTAGTTGTTTCAGAGGGAGAATTGCTGGCTCAATTAAAAAGTTAGGCTGGTCATTGGATGCAAGAGTGATCTTGCTCAACAGACAAACATTTGAAAATGTTGCAACTACCGTATCAAACTCGGGAAGTTATGAATTTAATAGTGTTCCAATGGCAACATATGTGGTTATTGCATTTGATCCAGATTCTCAATATAACGCAGTCATTCAAGATAACGTGGTGCCGAAATGAGTAAAACATCAATTAATGCTCGGCTTGCCATGATTCAAGCCTTTGCCAACTTTATGGATAACGGTAGCCAAAGTGCTACCGTTATTTTTTATCAAGGCGTACAGCCTACAAGCCCAGCGATTGCAGCAGACTCAAACAATGCTTTGGTGATGTTAACTTTTCCCGAGCCATGCATTAAAGAAACAACAACCACTCATGTAGAGTTTCATTCAACTGATACAGCCACTGTGATTAAAGGGGGTACAGCAACATGGGCGCGTATTTATAACGGTGCTGGTGAAGTGGCTGCCGATCTTAGCGTGGGTACAGATATTGCGCTTGATAATACCAATCTTGTACTGGGCGGCTCATTGTCGGTGATATCAGTAAAACTCAGACCATAAATTGAGGTGTGCATGTGGAAATTAATAACGAGATTGATGCACATCATATAGACCTTGATTTTAAAAAACCTTTTGAAACTGTAGATGCCCATAATGTTGTTTTAAATTTTGGTGATGAAAGTGCTGTAGATAACGCAATCGTAGACACGGTACTCGATACCGAATTCAGCTTTGAAGTTGCTGCAGTCTTTAAAGAAACTACTGATGTCACCGGGCAGATTGATACAGTCTTAGACACCAGTTTTAGTTTTGAAATTGAAGCCGTATTTAGTGAAAATCTGTGCACGATTGATGCAGTTTTAGATACTGGATTTCAGTTTGAAATTAAGGCGGTATTCGATATCAATCACCTGGTTGGCGTGTCTTATGGCTTTGACATGCGATATCAGAAAGCGATTGCATGTCTGAGTACTGCAGAAATCCCTTGGGCCAAGCCAATATTAAGAGTCTCGAATGAGGCTCTTTTTTATGAGCAGGGCTTGGTGATTTCAAATCAGGCCACTATTCAGCATGAGCAAGCAGGCTCATTAACCCGAGCGATTAGATCGCTACATGAACAGGCGACCGGTTTAAATTCTGATGCATATGTAATCTGGGAAGAAGCTGATAAGCGCTTTATTCATCAGCTCTATGCGCATCAAGAAACAATCAAGCTACGTCATAACCGCGAAGCTGTTTGGCAAGAAATGATCCGTAGGCGCAAGACATTTGCTTACTCACATGAAGTGGCGCATGTCTTTGAAAAACGTTTCTCATTTGAGTGGGATAAAGGCCTTGAGATTATTACCAAGTCAGATTTGCCATGGGACAAAGCCAAAGCAATTCATTACCGCAAGCACCCGGTTCAACCCTGGCCAAAGCCTGAAATACCTAAATATGTTGGCTCAACAGATCTCAATTTTGTTTGTCTGTGTCATGACGTTGATTCACATAATGTTGTTTTAAATTTTGGTGCAGATGACTGTATTCCAGCTCTGCCGAAAAGGAACTGGTGGTATATCGTGAATGTATTAACAGCCGAGCGATTAGATACCGGCGAAAAAATTAAAGTGATTGATGGCACCTATAGTACCAGCCGATCACAGTGGTGCTGGACCTATTCCGTTACTGTGGCACCCACCGAAAAAGAAAAGCTTCAGCCAATGGATGGCCAGCCGGTGATTTTAAAAGTCATGATCAATGGATTCGAGCATCACATTCTGCTTGAGGACCCAGAAGAAACTCGACGCTTTGCCAGTGTGCTATACACTTACCCGGGCCGAAGTGTTACTGCATTAAACTCTGATAAATATGCGCCTTCGCGTTCATTTATCCAGGATAATGAACGCACCTCTGTGCAGTTGGTACAGGCTGAAATTGATCGAGCTCAATCTAACACCACTCTGGACTGGAAACTGATTGATGAACTGGGCTGGATCGTACTGGTTGAGAGCCTAAGCTATGCAGAACTTGCGCCAATCGATGCAATTAAACAGGTGGTTGATGCGGGTGGTGGCTTTATTTATAGCCAGAAAGCAGGCAATACACTCACTATTTTGCCTCGGTACCAGAAAGGCTACTGGGATTCACTGACCGTATCTGACTACGATATCCTGCTGCCTGAAAGCGTTGTGATACAGCAAAACATCAAACAGAACGATGAATATATTGCTGACTTCAATGCCATCACTGTAGTGAATAGTCGCAGCGGTGAAAGCTTGAAAGTACAGCAGCGTGGCACATCAGGCGATGTGCCATTGGAAGCAGTCACAGGACCACTGTTTAACGTGGTATCCGGTGCCAGCTTTGGCAAGGCAGAGTTGATCAAGGCAAATATTCAGGAGTTGCATACCTTTGCAGATCTTCCGGTAAGCCAAGCAATTGGCGAAATGCTACCAGGTAAAACCATTGCTTTTAATGGCCAGTGGTGGGGTGTGATTGATGGGGTGAGTGGTCGTTTCTCACATGAAAAAGTGAATGAAACTATTACAGTGGAGCGTATCAGTCGTGACTAATCCTTTATTTGAATTACGAAAGCTTCTTAATCCAACCCATGCTGAATACCGTGGCACCATTACATCGGTGAATCATCCGGAATACCGGGTGCAAGTCGATGGCGGATCTGGTCCAGTGCTCTGCACATCAGGCACCACTTACAATTTAGGTGCCCGGGTGTTTATTGCAAATCAAGCTATCTTGCGACCTGCACCCAGCGGGTCACATTCAGAAATTGAAGTTTAAGTAAAAACAAACCAATGGCACCCAATCGGGTGCTTTTTTATTGCCAAAAATTAGGGGTAATTAAGTAAATGGAGCCAGTCTCTACAAGTGGCATAGCCACATTTTTAAAGTTCTATGGAATGGTTATTGTCACTACTTTAGCTATAGCCATGGTGGCTACAGTTGTTCTTATGATGCGTTTTCCACGTTCACCACAGGAATGGGCTGTCGGTTTGATCTGTACGGTTGTTTCCAGTCTGGCAGGTGGAGCATTCATCATTGTGAAATGGGGGCTGCATGAATGGGTTAGGGATATATGGGGAGTTATTGCTTTAGGCGGTTTCTTTTTTGTATGCGGATTGCCAGGCTGGGCTATTGTCCGGTGGACCTTTAACTTCATTAATAAACAGGAAGGTAAAACGATTATTGAAGTAGTCAAAGAGCTTAAAGATGCAAAAAACGATTTAAGAAAATAGTTATTCATGCTCAAAAGATAAAACCCCGATGCTGGAAACATCGGGGTTTTGTTTTTCCAATCCACAGAGACAGAGTAAGTAAAGAGGAAAAGTATTTCGTATGGAGCATTTTAAACCAGTAGTGGAGCTTATAAAAGTGTCTATTGAAAAATACGGATTGTGGCAAACAATATTTGCATTCTTAGTGTTATTTTCCATTCCGATTTTGATTTGGAAATTACCAGAGATTATTTCAGCAGTTAAAGCCTAAACCGACCCAATATGAGGTCGGTTTTTTATTATCTATGCGCCTTAAAGCGCATTTTTTTCGCCTATAGGAAAGTGAAATGAATAAGAAACTTACTGAAGCACAAATTGCAACACAAGCCAAAGTATTGGGTATTGAAGTTGCAGCACTCCGGGCTGTGATTGAAGTTGAGTGTAAAGGCTCTGGCTTTAATGCAGATGGAACGCCGGTCATTTTATTTGAACGGCATGTCATGCGTCAGCGTTTGATCGCAAACAAACGTGATATCGATCTGAGTCTAATCAGTGCTGAACGACCAGATCTATGTAGTAAGTCTACCGGTTCTTATGGCCTGTATTCTGCTCAGCATGGACGATTAAATGCAGCTGCTCAATATCATCGGGATTCTGCCCTTGAATCTGCATCTTGGGGATTAGGGCAGGTGATGGGCTATCACTGGCAGGCTTTAGGTTATCTATCATTACAAACCTTCATTAACGCAATGTACAAAGATGAGGCCTCACAGCTTGACGCAATGTGCCGGTACATCCAGGTAAATAACCTGGTTAATGCTCTGAAGAACAAAGACTGGAAAGCCTTTGCACGTGGATATAACGGTAAGGCATACGCAAAGAATAGCTATGATATTAAGTTGGCGAATGCTTATAAGAAGTGGTCAGTTCAATAAACTCTATTTTAGATTAAGGCTCATCTCTATACATATTTTCCAATGTGGTGTATATTGTATATATACGCTATACGAATGGATGCTAAAGCTTGATTAAGAGTTTTAAACATAAAGGTCTTCAGGCTTTCTTCCAAACTGGTACGACATCAGGTATTCAAGCAGCCCATTCTGCCAAATTGCGTTTAATACTTGCGGCATTGCATGCTGCATCTACAGTGAATGATCTGAGAACACCACCCAATTGGCGTTTGCATAAGTTGAATGGGAATCTGCAGGATCAATGGTCACTAACTGTAAATGGTAATTGGCGGGTAATTTTTAAATTTGAAGATGGTGATGTCTACGTTGTCGATTATCTGGACTATCACTAAGCTTTCAGCTCAGGAGTACTAATCATGAATATGATGTTTAATGCACCTCATCCAGGCGAAATGCTGCGGGAGTATATTGGTGAAACTCCTGTGACTGAGGCTGCTCAAGCTCTAGGTGTTACGCGAGCAAATCTGTCTCGTATTTTGAATGGCCATACCGGTATTTCGGCAGATATGGCGATTCGTTTAAGCGAGGCTTTAGAAACTTCACCAGAGTTTTGGTTAAATTTGCAGATGCAGCATGACTTATGGATTGCGAGTCAGCGTCAGCGACCAGTCATAAAAAAATTGGTTCAGGATTTTGCATAAATAGAGCGCCGTGAGGCGCTTTATTTATATAGAACCGAGATTATTCGACAAGATATAACTTGTGTTTTTTCTTTGGAGATTCAATTTTAGCTAAGGCATCAAATGTTAATTCATTAAAATCCTCTTCAGAAATTCCAATTTCATCAAGCATTTGATTCTTATCAAATGAAGGTTGGGCTGCTAATACAGAGATAATTTTAGGCAGCATTAAGCTTTCATCACGATGAGTTTCTTCAGGCTCGTTAATGTTGTAACCCAAAGAGTTAATTTTCATCGAGTTACTTCGATTAACCCAGTCGCTAATTAACCCAAGCTTATGTGCTTTATAGTTAATAGCTTTTAAGGACGTCCGCCAAACCTTTTTATACTCAATCATATTCTCAAGTGAAAGGTAGCGTGGGGCTGTTGCGAAGAATGAATCGGTCGGCATTAAGAATTCGGAAGAAAACTGGTCTGCTTCTGTTTCTAGGACACGATTATCTTTTTCGACACGAATTTTCTCATTATGCGTATGCATAACAATATGGCCAAGTTCGTGTGCACAATCGAAACGAGCTCTTTCGGCTGACTTGAATGTATTTAGAAAGATAAAAGGGCTTCCACTTTCATCATCAAAAAAAGATAGAGCATCAATTTCTCTAATTTCTGTAGGCAACCTAAATACACGGATTCCTTTTAGCTCACATAATGAAACTATATTGTTGATAGGTTGGTTACCTAAAGCCCATAGCCCCCTGAGTTCAGAGGCTAGATGGTCAGCATATTTAGACTCCCCAAGAAACTCGGTAATGTCTAAATCTGGGCGCTGAAATGTTGGTAACTTTACTTTCTGATTCAGGTATTTGTTAATGTTGATTGCTAAAAGTGTATATGCCTCATTAGCTTTTCTGTGCTGTGCCTTAATACGGGCAACAGATCTATAAAATATCCTGTCGGTTTCGTGAGGTTGTGTTTCATACCCCATAAAGAAAGACATAGGTAAATTTAATACACGACATATTTCAACTTGATCATTTTCATTGATTTCTTTTTCCACATCCAAAAGTTGCTTTACCTTAGAGATAGAGCAACTTAATTTTTCTGCGAAATCGGTATTGCTAAGACCGCGTAACTCTTTAGCAATACGTAAACGATCTTTATTAAACACATTAACCTCAGATTAAACTACAAGCTGAATATCAAAATCATCAGGTTTAATTTCATCAGATGGTTCCAATACTGGCTTAGGATCAGCTTTTACAGGAAGTGTATTATCTATCTCAAATGCAATTCTGCAAGTATGGTTGCTTGGCAGAATGGAGATTTTTTCAGCTTTTGAGTTTTGTACAAAGCTAGTTGGATATGCAAACTCAAAAGGAATTGTTGGGATATCAATACCTTTGTAAGCTGGATGAGAGGCTGAAGGGAAGTACAAAATCCATGTCCGCAATTTTGTCTCATCATCATAAGTCGACTGATTTTCTTTAATGTTTTTTAAGGTCATAAATCCTTTCTCACAATGTGCAGAAACAATTTGGTCAGCATGACCTAAAGCAATATTGCCACTCATAAAAATGATTTGAATTTTCTTAGCTATATTCTCAATTCTTGGCTGACTGTCATTGTGAAATACCCAAGCAGGATCAGAGTGTCGAAGCAGTAAAGCAAGCTGCTCCCCAATTTTTCCCCAGCGTGCAATAAAGCGGGCACGGTTATAGTAAGTATTTGTCCTAAAGTCAGCATCGCCAATCATGATGGCCTGTCTTACTAGCTCGAGATCAGGTAATCCTAACTGTTTAGCTTTTTTGACTGCATCTTCACCTTTGAAAAAATTACAGGGCTTGGGTTCAGAGGGTTGCATTGATTCTTCATCGAGAAGATTTAAATTCATGAGATATACATCCTAAAATAGCGAATGTCTTTTTTATAACATCTTTTGATGTTTGAAAAAAGACATTTTTAAAAATATGTGCTATCTTCAGCAGCAACTTGAGAATAAGAATGTTATAGGGGAGTAGATGAGTAACTTATTCATTAACCATAAATATTGTCCTGAATGCGGTGGGCGTATCAAAGGCTATTATTACTACTGCGGTCGATGTGGAAACCAAGATGTCATAAATTGGAAATACACAGGTATATTTTTGATGATTGCTGCTTTAATTTTTCTTTTCGCGATATACTTTCTAACTAAGAATTTTTGTGAGAATCCATTTTTTTCACAAGTAGAATTTTGCAAAATCTTTAGTGTTTAAAATTTATAAAAGGATAAGTAAAGAATGACTGAAATTGTATATATCAGCACTAATCTTGGAACGAGTTGTAAAGAGTGCGAACAATGGATTGATGGTTCACAGGATTTTGAGGGTAGTGTGAACCACTATCTTATAGAACACAGTTATAAAATTGAGCACATCGGCTCAGAGACTATAGACGGTCCAGATGGTAAGCCTTGGCTTACAACGGTTGCAGTTCTATCTAAGTAATAAGGAAAGCGCCTAATGGCGCTTTTTTAAATTTTATTGAGGGAAATAATTCTCAAAACTAATAACCATGCATAAAAAGTATCAATACGGTTAATTGAATTATCATTTAATAGGCCATGTGCGACATTGTTTCTTAAATTAAAACCAATATTTTCAGTAAAAAGAGCCTTAATCTCAAATATTGTATTTTCGTCAAACAACTGGCTTACCTCAGGCTTTTGCATTAATGAACTTAAACCTATTTCATTTTGAACAGATGTTTCCTTGTCATATACGATTGTTGAAACTCCTAAGGTTTGAAGCTGCACTCTAACTAAATTTTCTAATTGTGGTGCAAGAATATGTATTGCTTCACAAAATTTAAAGTTAAATCCATAACCTATTCCTAATTTAAATAACTCTTTGCGATCTTCAGGTACAAGTGCTGAATTATCTATTAAATCAGAGATGAAATTTTCATTAATTTCATTTTTGAATTTATTTATTATAAAATCAAATGCAGGAAAAATGCTTGAGAAAACATGATAAGTAAAAAGTTGATTAAACCAAAAAAAATTCCTATAAGTTAGATAATTTTTTATCAAGTCCTCGTTATCTAAAGTTTCAGGTCTTGGGGGGCTGTTGTGTATTATTCTTCCATCTGCTGAATAAGCAGTTTCATTATTAAATAAAGAGGAAAATAATAAAGGTTCTCTTAAGTCTTTTTGAGAAAATTTTTCTAGTGTATTAAAAAATATTTTATTTTTTTGAAAATTGAATAATTTATTTAAAGACTCATTTAGATCTAAGTCTTTTATTAGGTTTAGATGTGAATCAACTAAATCTGTAATATCTATTTTTTCTCCTTCATTTTTATTTATTTTATCAATCATATCTTTACCAGCGATTGAAATTTTATTTTGCAATAATTTCATTAGTTCTTCATAGTTTAGACTGCTTCTTTGCATTATAGGTATTTTTGATTCTAGAATTTTCTTTAATCGTATTAAGTATGAGTGATTTGTGAATATTGGAGTCGTTTCTCCTACAATATTTTCAATTCCATTAAACAATATATTTATTCCTAATATTTTTTTATCTGCTATTTTGGAGTAAATTTCATAACAGTGCACATAAATATATAATTTATCTTGAGCGAATTTTTCGTCTTGTGTATTTTTTATCAGTTTTTCTGCAATTGAATTAAAGTCATGTTCTTTGAAAAAACTAAAATCATTCAAAAGCATCACCATTTGAAGTAAAGTATATGATTCATCAATATCATTAGTATTTAATATTAAGTTATATACATTGGTGGCAATTAAATTAAATAAATCTTGATTTTTTGTTTGCGTGGATAGAGTTAATGCACGTCTAATGAAAATAGGAGTATCAATCATTCTCCAAGTTTCAATAGACAAAGGAATTTCGGAATAACTTTTTAATGCTAATTGACTATTTTCATACTTATTTTCTCTGCTTGTTATAAATTTTAAGTCATATAGTCTAGCTCTCAATGCAGGTGAATTAATTGAAGAAATTAATTCATTACTTAGATTAAATATTCCATTGAAATAATCATCTATATTTTCACCTGTCTTTTGGTGCGTTACGGATCCATCTTTAACTATAGGTTTTTTAACCAAATAAGGTTCACTCTTTTTCTTTGCATCTAGACTTATGGTTTGAATGATTATTTTTATTGCTTTTAAATCATCATGTATATTATTTTTATACTCTAAGTTACCTATTTCCCACTGTATATCATCTAAAAGCGCAAATTTAACATTGGTTTCAATGATTTTGTTGAGTTGCTCGATATGTTTCATAATTTCCCTTATGTAATAATTAATAAAATTTAATCCCTAAAGCTCTCACTTCTAGGAATAGAGTACCAGTAACGTATTTTTTTCCCGTCATTTAAAGTTTCAATATTGATTAGTTGATACTGAGGATTTCTATAAAAAACATCAGAAATCATACTTTCAACACGTGCAGTCCTTTCATGAAGAGGTTCTTTTGGATAATCTTCAATACAATTCATGTCTTGGAAATAAATAGAACGGCCAGAGTCTGCTTTAGTGTTTAATAATGCTTGCTCCAAGATGTTAACGATCTCACCATTCATTGTTCTATTATTTAATTTAGATCTTTCTTCTAGAATAGATTTCAATTCTTGCGATAGTCGTATTTTTAGCTGTGCATCTTCAGTCATTGTATGAGCTCCGTTTGTTGATAGAAAGCAATTTAACAGATTGACTTGTGAACCACAATGGTTTAATTTTGGTTTAAATATGAACCAAAATATCCATAACCTCAGATTGAGGGTGTGGAGTTTAAAAAGTTCAAAACAAAAAAAGCCCCTACAACTTGGCGGAAGGAGGGGCTTTCTATCTAAACCCTGCAAGGAGATTAGACATGAACAGTCTATCATTTAATGACATGAATTTTAATCCAATTAATCAGAATGATGATCAAATTTGGATAACATCATCTGAACTAGCTCGAATGCTTGGATATTCACGATTAGATAAAGTAACTCAGATCTTTAATCGTAAAGCTGACGAATTTACCTCTAAAATGACTAGAGTTATCGAGAACCCCTCTAACGTCAATTTGACGTTACGGATATTTTCTTTACGTGGCGCTCATTTAATAGCAATCTTTGCCCGCACAGCTGTTGCCAAAGAATTCCGCAAATGGGTACTCGACGTACTGGAAAAAGAAGTTCTGCAGCAGCAAATTGACACTCGAGTAAAAATAAACTCAGAACAGCAAGCTGAACTTAAAGAAATTGTTGACCGACGTGCTCAAGGTGAACGCAGACTTCATGCAGAAATGTGGTCACGTCACAACAAACACTTTCGCATCACACGTTACAGCGAACTCTTGGCTATTCATTTTCAAGATGCTGTAGATTACCTGGAAACGATGCAGATCAAGGCAAAAGGGGATATTCATATAGATGAAAATCAATCTATAGAAATGCTCTGTAGTCATGCTCGCCTATTTCAAGCATGGTGGAATACCCATAGTCCGACATTGGCCAAACTCAATCCGCAACTGGTCTATATGTTGCATGACAATATGTTCTCTATGAACCATGCCATATCGGATCTATGTAAAAAGTTTGGTATAAGCCTTCCAGCCTATGACTATGACCATATGTTTGAACTGAAAACATTTCCGCATGAACGATACAGATTACTGAAATAA